CCTCCGAACCCGCCCCCGCCGCCGAGGCTCCGTCCACCCCCGCCGCAACCGAGGCTCCGGCCCTCGCGGTGACCATCCCCACGTCGTAATGACGAGGGCGGTTCACCTTGGCGCGGCGATCCTCGCGACCGTCGCGCTGGCCGGATGCGAGACGACGGGCGCGAGGCCTCAGCTTCAGGCCTCCGCCATCGTCTCCGTTGCGAAACGCGACATAGGCAAGGGCAACCACACCCCGCAAAAGGGGCCGTGGTGCGCCGCGCAGATGCGGATCTGGACGAGGGCGGCGGGATATTCCCCCATGCCGTCCGACAAGGCCTCCGACTGGGCGCGCTGGGGCCGTCCGACCCACCCCGCGCCAGGCGCGGTGATGGTGATGGCGCACCACATCGGCGTCGTCACGGCGGTCCACGGCGACTCCGTCACGCTCCTGTCGGGCAACCACAACCACAGGGTCGGATTCGGCGTCTACGGACTCCGCAGGGCCATCGCCTTCCGCGCCCCCGAATAGGGCGCCGAGCCGATGACAGGCGCGGGCCTTTCGCCTATCGTCCTCATGAGATTCAGGGGAAGGTTCCATGGACGAGGACAACAGGATCGGCGTGAAGTTCCGTCGCGGCGACTTCTTCGGGGTCGCGGGTAAGGCCACGCTTCCCACGGATTCGTGGACGGCGGCAGCGGCCCTCTACGACGAGTCGCGCAAGGCCTACATCGCCGGGGGCGGAGGGATCTCCGTCGCCATGGCCGCGCTCAACGTCAACGCGCTGGACTCGACGAAGACCGACTACGCCCTGACGTTCACCGCGACGGCGACGGCGACCGGCCTGTGGCCCGCCAAGCACCCGCTCGACCCGATCTGGCTCCTGTGCCAGGTGCGCTTCACGGGCAGCAACGGACAGCCGAAATCCGCCAAGAATCCGTTCTACATCGGAGTCACGACATGACGGATCAGGTCGTCGCCCTTTCCGAAACCACGCCCGACTTCTCGTTCTCCATCGGGGAATGCGGCGAGGGAGTCACCGTCGCGCTGTCGGAGGAAATGCCGCCGATAGCCTTCGGCTTCGGCCAATCGCCGTCCGTGTCCATCGCCCTCGCGGAGTTCTTCGAGGGGCCGATCGGACTGCCCGGGACGACGACGTGGGATGGCATCACCGACAGGCCGACGAACCTCGCCACCACGGAAGAGGTCGCAGCGGCCATCGCCGCCATCCCGCTGCCCACGCTGTCGTCGCTCGACGCCTACACCAAGGAAGAGGTGGACGCGAAGGACGCCGCCACGCTGGAGAACGTCGAGGCCGTGGCCGCGTCCGCCGTGGAGGCCGAAACCACCCGCGCCACGGCGGCTGAGGCGGCGAACGCCACGGCCATCGCCGGCGAGGCCTCGGCCCGCACCTCGGCCCTGGCCTGCGCCGTCGCGCTTCTCAACGCGGCCATATCCGCCGTGAACGAGACGCTCGCGGACGCGGCGACGGCAGCGGCCCTGTCGTCGCTGTCGGACACCGTGACGCTGATCCAGACGAGCCTCGCGGCCCACGAGGGGAATACCTCGAACCCGCACTCCGTCACGGCGGCTCAGGTCGGCGCGGACACCACCGCCGTGTCCAACGCCAAGATCGCCACGGCCATCTCCACGGCGGAGACGTTCGCCACGGCTGCGGACGCCGTCGTCTACTCGAACGCCCAGGCCCACACCAACGCGCAGATCCTTCTCGTCACGGGCGTTTCGTCCGGCACGCTTGAGACGATCTCGGCCATCGCGGGGCAGCTTGCCGCCGACACGTCGGGCCTCGCCGCCATCACCGCCACCGTCGCCACCAACGCTGCCACGGCGGCTTCTGCGACGGCCATGGTCCAGTCCAACCTCACCTCGGCCATCGGCGCGGTCAACGTCTCCATCGCCGCCACGGCGGCTTCTGCGCTGTCGTCCGCCGAGACGTTCGCCGCCAACGCGGACGCCGTGGTGCTGACGTCGGCGCAGACCTACGCGGCGGCTGCGGCCAACACCGCCCAGGCCAACGCCGAGGCCTTCACCACATCCGCCGTCGGATCCCTAGGGTCGGCCTCGACGCATCCGACCTCGGCCTTCGACGCGGCGGGTTCGGCGACCACGGCGCAGTCCAACGCCGAAGCCTTCGCCACAGGCCTGTTCACCACGCTGTCGACCACGGTCGGCGGCTGTCTCGTCGCGGCGAACAACCTGTCGGAACTGACGAACAAGGCCACGGCGCGCACGAACCTCGGCCTCGGCTCAGCGGCGACCCACGCGGCGACGGACTTCGACGCCTCCGGCGCGGCGGCGGCGGCGCAGGGCGTCGCGCTTGCGGCGACCACCGCCGAGACGACACGCGCCGAGGCCGCCGAGACGGCGAACGCCAACGCCATCACGGCGGAGACCGCACGGGCCGAACTCGCGGAGGCGGCGGCTGTGACGGCGGCGGAAACCTACGTGAACAACCTGATCCCGACCCCGACCGTGGCGAACGCTAAATCGGCCCTCACGGTGGATTCGGCGGGACACTACGCACTCAACCCGTTCTTCGGCCCCATCCAGTCATGGCCAGCCCTCGTCTAAGGATCGCACATGTCCGCCAACGCCCTTGTCGCCGGAGACGTCGGAGCAGCTTGGTTCGCCAAGTTCAACGCCAACGACACGCGCCTCGACGGCGAGGCGTCCACCCGCGCCTCGGCAGACGCGGCGTTGCAGGCGGAGATCGCGGCCTTGCAGGCGCAGATGGCGACCCTGTCCACCGGCGGCTACACGCCCCCTGTGGGCGCCTACGCCACCCCCGCGGCGGGTGGGTTGCAGACATACGGCCTCAACTCGACGGCGTGGCATACAGCCACCTCCACGGGCAAGGTCACCGTCATCGCGCCCGCCTACACGTCGTCCACGACACCGGCATACAGCGGATGGATGGATTCGTTCGGGGCCACGACGGGCGCGGTGTTGTGCGTGACGCAGGACGCTCTCTCGGCCTACACGGCCCGCTACGTCACGATTTCCGCCGGCGTCCCGTCCGTCGTCTCGTCCTGCAACGTGCCGTCCCCAGTGGCGATCACGTCCCTCAACGCGGCCGGAGACTGCTTGCCACGCGTTATCTCGGCCTGTCCGATCAGCCCGACCTCCATGAAGGTCGTCTACAACCCTGGCTATTACAACGGCGGCTTTTCCGCCTATCAGGCGGCGATTGTGACGTTCGCGGCCGGGGCGTTGAGCGAGGCCGGCGCGGTCGGTTCGAGCGGATCGACCAACAACTTCATGCAGACCCCATGCTACCAGAAGCGCGGTTGCCTCGTCGGCTCGGCCTCCGTCGCCTACCAGAGCAACAGCTCGGCGGGGGCGACCACCGGCTACATGACGGGCTTCTCGACCATCGACAGGGGGTCGTCCTGCACCTGGGGGCTGGCCTTCCTCAACAACAACGTGGCGCAGCCGTTCGACTGGGTCGGCTCCAGCCTCGCGGTGCGCGCCTATTCCACGACGCGGGCCGTGGACGCGACGGCGCGCCCGACGATAGACCTCCTGTCGTTCGGCGATCAGACGGAGACGATCACTTCCTCCATCCGCCTCATCGGCTATTCCTGCGCCTCCGTGTCGGGGGTCTACTGCCTGTCGTCCACGCTTGCCGTCGTCCTGTTCAAGGATTCGAGCGGCTACCAATACGTCGCCTCAGTCGCGGTGAACGCGACGGCTGGAACCATCGCCCTGATCGGGGTGCAGAACGCCTCGACGTGGGGCGCGTCCGCCATCGCCGCGTGGTCGCCCGTACAATACGAATCGGCCAACGTCGGGGCAACCCTCGCCTATTCCGGCACGGATCTCTACGTGGCGGTTCTGGCGACGGCGACGGGCGTTTCCTTCGCCCACTTCGCGTTCAACACCTCGACGGGCCTGTGGTCGTTCGCCGGCGTCGTCACGCTGGCCCTAGGCTCCGGCATCGCGGGACTCACGGGCGCCGTCGTCGTCTCCTACGCGCAGACGGGAACCGATCAGATCGCCGTCCTCTACTACGCCACCGCCACCACCTCCGGCTTCTGGCTCGAAGTGTTCGCGCTGACGTGAGCCATCCCGTCGCCACGGTGACGGCCATCGCCGCACCGTGTTAACAATCGTCACCCGATCCAAAGGAAAGCCACATGTCCTCAAATGCCCTCGTCGCCGGAGACACCGGCGCCAATTGGTTCACCAAGTTCAACGCCAACGACGCGAGGATCGACGCCGAGGTCGCCCGCGCCGAGGCCGCTGAGGCCGCGTTGTCCGCCGCGCTCGCCACGCTGTCCGCCGCCGTCTACCAGCCGCCGCAAGGCGCCTACGCGGCCCCCGCAGCCGGAGGCGCGTTCAAATACTCGTCCAACTCGACGCCGTGGACTGCGGCCACCTTGCAGAACCGCGCCTCGACCGCCGCCGTCGCGCAGACCAACCTCGTCAGCGCTGGCGTGCTGGCCTGCCCGTGGGGGTCGAACGCCGTCGCCGTCCTCGCCGCCTCGTCGTCAACCACCGGCGTTACCAACGGCGTCTTGACGATCCAGGCGTTCCGCTTCGCGCTCGACGGCAGCGGAAACCCGACGTTGGCCGGGTCCATAACCGTGCAAACGGGCGTAAACTCGTCGTCTGGCATGACAACAAACGGCGCGCCGATCTCCATGGTCGCTGTCTCGGCGACCCAGGTGCGCGTCGTCTATCAGTCGGGATGGGGAGGAAGCTTCGCCACCGGGATGCTGACGTGGGATCCGGTCGGACTCGTCCTGTCCTGGGCCTCTGGCGGCTCCTACGCGTTCCAGAACTACAACTCCTTTCCGAGCGGCACCGGGCGCCGACAAGGCTTCCTCTGCGGCGTCTCGTCGTGGGTGATGACGATGGCGCAGGGATACACGGCCGGCGAGCAGATCGCCGGGTCGTCCATCTGCGACAGGAACAACACGGCTGTTTTCAGCCCGGTCGGCGTCGGCATGACGAACGTCGCCATCACGGGGCAGACCACCATTTCCAGCGGCTACGCCGAAGAGTATCTCGGCGGCGGGTTCTCCCTCGCCGTCGAGGCGATGAACGCCCCCGCCGACGCCACGAACCGCGTCGTCGTCCAGCTGAAATACACCGACGACTACAACACCGACATTCTCGCCTATCTGCGGATTCCGGCGCGGACGTGGGGCGGTTCGCTCACCGTGATTCCGTTCTCCAACACGGCGGCGATGGTGACGTGGACGGACGCGTCGGCGCAGAAGTGGGCCGCGCTCGTCACGATCAACACGGCGGCTGGAACCATCGGCCTCGTCAACACCTACTCGGTCGGCAACTTCAACACCGTGGCGTTCGGGGGGTTGTTCGCCAACTTCAACGCCAACAACCTGTTCGTCGTCGGTCCTGTCGTCGGCAACCAGGCGGCGACCCTCATGAATGTCAGCCTCAACATGGCGAGCATGGGCAGCGAAATCGCCTCCGCCGCCGCCAACAACATCCCGTTCAACACCGGTCCAGGCTCGGCCGGAGCGAACAACATCTTCTCGGCCTTCACGCTGTCGGCGAACCCGAACCAACTCGTCGTCGTCGGCTACTACTCCGGCACGAGGATCGTCTACTGCGAGACGTGGAACCTCGCCTAAGCGGAATCCCCCCACGGGGCTCCCATTCCCCTTTCCCTCATGCTAAGGATTGTCTCAACGATCCTTGCGAGGGGAAGGGGAATTTTACCATGTCGGACAACATCCACGGCTACCCGCTCGACGAGGCCTTGACGAAACTCGACACCCGCTTCGAGGGCGACAAGCTGATCGCCTACCGCTGCCCAGCCGGAGTCCTGACCATCGGACGCGGCCACACCAACATGGCGGGCGGCTTCAAGTTCGGCCCCGGCGACGAGATCACGAAGGCGCAGAGCCTGGCGATCTTCCAGGACGACATGGCGCACTTGGCCTCGCGCCTCGTCAAGCTCCTCAAGCGTCAGCCGACGAAGACCCAGTGGGACGCCTTCATGTCGCTGGCCTACAACATCGGCCTCGGCGCGTTCGGCAAGTCCACCGCCTTGCGCCGCTTCAACAACGGCGACGACGATGGCGCGGCGTCGGCGATCCTGTTCTTCGACAAGGTCCGCGGCAAGACCTCGAACGGCCTCTACGTCCGCCGCAGGGCGGAAAAGTCCCTGTTCCTGTCAGGCCACGACGCGGCGCACGGGCTTCTCGACGCGGCGGAATACGAGAAGGTCCGCGACGACGAGGGCGGCGCGCCCCAGGCCGCGTCCAACCCGCCGCCCGTCAAGCCGCTCCCGACGTCGAAGGTGGCGTGGGGGTCCGTGCTCCAGGGCGGGATCTCCATCGGCGCCGTGTCCGGCATGGCCTCCGGCACGACCGGCGCGGTGAACAACACGCTGGATCAGGCCCAGGCCGTCCACGACACGGCGCAGCGGGTGGCCGGACTCGCCCACCTCGGCCCGCAGTTCGTCACGTGGGGCGTCGTCGCCCTGTCCGTCGCCATCGTCTCCGGCATCGTGTGGGACAGGTGGCAGAAACTCTCCCACGATCAGGTTTAAGGAGCGGACATGCTTGCGCTCCTGTTCGCCGGATTGTGGACGAAAATAGCGGGGTGGCTGTCCAACGCCGTTGCCCCTCTCGTCGCGTTCTGCGTGGCCCTCGGGCTGATCCTCGTCGTCCTCGGCGTCGTGTTCGAGGCCGGAGAATCCCGCGTGGAGACGAAGGACGCGGCGATTCACGCCGCCGCCGAGGTGCGGGGGCAGAAGGCCGTGGCCGAGACGGAGAAGGACGCCGCTGCGGACGCGGTGGCCGAATCGGCCGACGCCACGGCGGTGCGCGACTTCGAGCGTTGGAACCGCGTCTCAGTCGCCATGCCTCCCGTCGCCGCGACTCAACAGAAGGACACTCCCAATGCCCCGCAGATCGTCTATCGCACGGTTCGCGTCCCTTCCCCTTGCGCTCTCTCTGGCGGCGACGTTAGGCGGCTGCGGCCTGTCGGGCGGAGGGCTGGACGTGTCGGCTCCTAGGCCACCCACGGACTTCGCCAAGCCCGTTCCCTGCCCGCAGGGAAGGCCACGCGTCGGGGCGGACGCCAAGAACCTCTATGCCGAAACGTGGGCTTGCCTTGCCAAGGCCAATGATAGGCTCGTCCGCGACGGGGCGTTCCATTCGCGCTTGAACGGTGAGTGACATGAACAGCAACGCGCAGAGGCAGCAGACCGTGGAAATGGAAATGTCGGAACAGAATCTCTTCGCGGCTGTCGCCGTCCTGAAACAAGTGGTGTCCGACCTCCGCTCCGACAGGACGGTTGACGACGCCAAGTGGGTGCGGGTGTTCGCCTCCCTCGACGCGGTGACGCAGCAGATCGGCTCCGTCTCCGCCCGCATCGACAGGTGGGAGCGCGACGGCGAGACCGAGCGCAAGTCCTCCGAGGCCGAGCGGGTGCGCGCCAACACGGAGAACGCGGCGCGGGACGCCAAGATCGCCGAACTCGCCAATGACCTGGCGACGTTCAAGCAGGAGACCGCGCTGAAGATCGCCGAGGCCAAGGGCGCGTGGCGCGTCATCGCCGTGATCGGCCCCGTCCTCTCGGCCCTCGGCATGGCCGGACTCCTGCACTACCTCGGCTGGAACGGCAGCGGGGCGGCGCACCCGTGATGCCCGCCCCCCTCGCCCTCTACATGTTCGGCGCCGTGATGTGGCGCGTGTGGCTTCAGTCCTTCGGACTCCGCCTGGACTGAATCCTGTTGGCGACCTTGACGGCGTAGAACAGGCCGTTGAGAAGCGCGTAGACGGCGCAGAACACGGCGGCGGCTAACGTTGCGATGAACAGCATCTTTCCCTCCTAATCGACGACCACGGTGAGTCTCTTGGCGGCGCGGGTGATCCCCGTGTAGGCCCAGCGGTGCGACATGTCGCGGAACGCCGCGCTCTCGTCGAACAGGCACACCTCGTCCCATTGCGACCCCTGCGACTTGTGGACCGTCATGGCGTAGCCGTAATCGAACTCGTCCGATCCGCGCCGTTCCTTGTAGGGGATCTCCGCCACGTCGGAGACGTCGAAGAACTGGCGCAGCACCACGACCTTGCGCGGCGTCCCGTCCTCGGACAGCACGGACAGGTGGACCTTGCCCTTCCTGTCGCGGGCGTTGGATCCCGCCGTGAACAGTTCGCCGTTCAACAGGCCTTTTTTCTTGCTGTTCTTCAGGCACACGAGCTTCTCGCCCTTCTGCGGGAACAGGCCGACGTGTCCGGCGATCTCGCGCAAGCGGCGGTTGTAGCGGCGGCGGGTGGCGTTGCGTCCGACGAGAACCTGATCGGCGCCCGTCACCCACGCGGGGTCGAGCGCGCCCTTGCCCGTGAAGGCGCCGTAGACGACGGAGCCGCACACGTCCTGCGCGAGGTGGATGGCAAGCGTGGTCTTGCCGCTGCCCGCGAAGCCGAACAGGCGGAACACCTGGGGGCCGCTCCTGTCCTTCAGCCACTCGCCGACCCGCTTCAGCGCGTCAGCCTGTTGGGGTGACCATTGCATGTCGCTCTCCCTCAGTTCCTGGTTCTGTTGCGGACGGAGACGAGCCATCCAACCACCGTGGCGCCTTGGACCCTGTGCCGCCGCTGGACGCGCAGGAGGACGCTCCTGGCGAGGTCGTCGACCGTTTCGGCGCGGGAAGCGAACGGGCCGATCATGACGGCGCCGCTCCCGTTGCCGATGGAGAGGCGCGGCGTGGCGAACGTCCAGCCGCCCCACCACTTGCCGTCCGGGGTGCGCTTGAGCGACAGGCCGACGTCGAAGGCCTCTGCGCGGACCTCGTCCTGCGTCCGCTCGGCCCAGTCCGGCCCGTAGCGGTGTTCCATCGCCGAGTCGGCGGGGAAGAGGTCGATCTGTTCCATCACGTCCTCTTGGCGATGGCCGTCGCGTCGGCGATGGAGAAGTCCAGGGCGCGGCGCGCCACGGTGTTCGCCGCCTTGACGACGCGGGCCGAGAAGGTGGTGACGTAGAGCGCGTCGTCGCCGTCCTTCCCCGCGTATTTGGCGGTGAGCGCGCCCGCGACGAGAAGCGCGTTCATCACCGACAGGACGTGGACGGCGCAGGACGGCTCGGAATTCTCGCCGAAGTCGAAGGTGATGGCGAGGCACGACTGCCCGTCCACGTCGCGGATCGACAGTTCGGCCGACTCGGCTTCGAGGACGGCGGCTTCGACGGCTTCAAGCAGTGCGGACATTGCGGCTCTCCATGCGGCGGATGGTCTTGAGGACGGCGTTGTGGCTCACCCCGAACACCGAGCCGATCATGCGGCTGGTGTATCCGGCGCGGGCCATGGCGAAGGCCTCCTTGTGGTCGTAGCGGCGGCGCAGATACTGCCCGACGAGCTTCTTGTCCTGGGCGCGCAGGACGCGGCGGACGATGCTGTGGGCGAGGCCGGAAACCTCGCACAGTTCGGCGAACTTGGCGCCGCCGCGGCGCATCGCGGCAAGCGTCTCCACCTGTTCCCGCGACGGCATCGCCTCGAATTGTTCCCTTGTGGTCATCGGCGTTTTACCTTGGATCGAGAAGAGGGGGATCGCTCCCCCTCCGGTTGCTTAAGCTAGGCCGTCAGAACGGGATGTCGTCGTTGGACGCCAGGCGGCCCGTGGACTGCGGCTGCGCCTTCTGCGCGGGCGCGGAGCGGTCGTCGGCGGGCGCGTCGGAGTGCTGCGCGGGGGCCGAGCCGCCCTCCTTCTTGTCCAGCAGTTCGATGGCGCCGTTGAAGGCCTCCATGACGATCTCGACGACGCTGCGCTCGGCGCCGTTCTTGTCGGTGAACTTGCGGGTCTTCAGCTTGCCTTCGATGTAGGCCTTGGACCCCTTCTTCAGGAACCTCTCTGCGACGCCGCCGAGGTTCTCGTTGAAGATCACGACGTTGTGCCACTCGGTGTGGTTCTTCCACTCGCCCGAGGCCTTGTCCTTCCAGCTGTCGGTGGTGGCGAGGCTGAAGGACACGACCTTCTTCCCGTTGTTGAGGTTGCGGACCTCGGGGTCGCGCCCGAGGTTGCCGATGGCGGTGAACTTGTTGAGCGACATGACTAGCTTCCTTGTGTTGTGGAATTCCGACGGCCTCGTCGGTTGCCGCGTGACGGCAAGACCATCGGGGGAAGAATCCCCCTAGGTTTCGGCCTGTTAGAACGTCTCTTCCGGCGCCTGCTGGGCGTATTCGTCCGGCTCGGCGGGCGCGGCTTCGGCAGCGGCCTTCAGGGCCGACCCCTTCGCCACGAACGCGTCCCACAGGACGGCGAAGTGGGGGGTTCCCTTCAGGATGCCGAGGCGGACGCGCTCGGCCCCCTGGGCGTCCCACCACGCCTTCAGCGGCGGGATGGCGCGGAAGGCGGCGACGGACGAGGCCGCGCCCTTCACGTAGGCCTCAGCGGCCTGTTCGCGCTCCTGACGCTGCGCGGTGGACTCGTTCGAGACGTCGCTCTGTTCCTTGTCGTAAAGGGCCAAGCCGAACGGGTTGCCAAAAGTCATCAACGCCCTTTTCATGGCGTCCGTCTCGGCTTCCTTGATCGCGCTTTCGTGCGCCAGGCCGCAGTCCACGTCGATGCCGTGGCCGCTGCCCGTGCCGTCGCGGACGACGACGCGCTCCCCCGCGATGACGGTGATGCGGACCTTGGCGATGTAGCTGACGCTCCATCCGTCCTTGGCGTCCTTGCCGATCTTGCGGGCGCGCTCGGAGACGAGGCGCAGTTCGTCGGTGGAGCGGTCCCAGTTCTCGAAGCCGAAGATCCTGTTGGCCTCGGCGATGGCATGCCATCCTTCGATGTAGGACAGGGTGCGGCCCGACTGGCTGCGGATCTTGACGCTCTGGCGGCTCAACGGCGCCTGGAGTTCCTTGATCTGTTCCTTGGTGAACATGGCTGAAACCCCTGTCAGATGCGGTCGCCGTAGGCGATGCGGAAGCGGGCGACGACGGCTTGCACCTTGGCGACGTCGTCTCGGTTGTAGGCGAGGATCTCGTCGAACTTGCGCTCGGCGAACAGGCGCGCCACGTCGGAGCCGTCGACGTCGCCCTTGCCGGGGAGGCCGAGGGCGCGGCATAGCTTGTCAAGCTTCATATGCTCCTGGTTGTTGCCGCCCGTCCAGACGAGGCGGGTGTCCAGGATCTCGTTGCCCCACGGCTTCGGGGCCATCGGCCACCACGCGGGGAGGGCCGCGCCGAGGATCATGGCGCGCTGCGCCACGAACTTGACGTCGAACGAGCCGACGTAGTGGCCAACGATGCGCGGCTCGTCGGAGTCCACGTCGTCGCGGTCGAGACGCTCGGCGACGAGGCGGAAGAAGCGTTCGAGGTTGGCCTTCTCCGCCGAATCGGTGGTGGCGAACTTCGGGTTCCTCAGCACCTGGGCGCCGTCGACCGCGTGGAACAGTTCGTCGCGGTGGCAAGCGCAGCGGATGGCCGTAGGCTCGTCCGCGTTCACCGCCCAGCCGAGCGAGACGATGCGGCCCGTGGTCGCGTCCAGGCCGAGCTTGTCGATGACGGACGCGGCCTTGTCCGCCTTGTAGGCGGCGATCTTGTCGGCGTCCTTGAAGTTGGCGGGCGCCTCGATGGCGGCGATGGCCGCGTCGATGATGGCCTGGTTGTCGGTCGGGCCGGTCTCAATGTCGAAGAAGAGGTCGGGCTTGCTCATGGCGGCTCAGTTCCTGTGCGCGAGGGTGGAGGAAACCGCGTCGTATCCGCACACGGCATTCTCGCCGTTGTCGAAGTAGACGAGGAAGGAAATGTCGCCGGTGTCCTGCCAGACGAGGGCGCGGACGCGGCCGGTCGCGCCGTCCGCGTCTCGGATGCAGCGGTCGGCGGGGTGCAGCTTGGAGTATTCCATGCCTTCCGGCACGGGCAGTCCGAAGCGGTTGGTGGTGGCGTTGAGATACATGTGGGTTCCCTTTGGCTGCGTCGCTCTTGGCAGCGACGGTCCATTTATGAATCTGATCGGAGAAACCGTCAACAGTTATTTAAGGACAATGACAACGATTCTTGAATAAAAAGAGGCGGGACGACCCCGCCTCGGTTTCGCGCCATCGATGTTGCGGATAGCTAGATATCCAGGAGGCTCCGCAGCTTACAACGCAGATCCTTCGCGCCGGCCTCTTTCCCGCTGTCGAATCCCGTGTTGTGGAAGGTCAGCAGGGACGAGGCGAGTTCCTTGAGCCTGTCGCAGCCGCTCGGAGCGGCCTGGACGGCGCGGAACAGGTCGCCGGCCACGTAGCCGATGGTCTCCCCTTCATCGTCCAGCACCTCGACGCGGGAGACGTCGGCGAACGTCACGTCGCGGGTGCGGTCGTTGAGCGGCACGGCGAACAGGAAGTCGCCCGCGTCGAACTCGTAGTGCCATTCGATGCGGCCCCACACGTGCTGCGGCATGTGGAACAGTTCGGCGAAGCGGACCATGATGCGCCGCTCGTCGTCGTCCAGTCCGCCGAAGTCGTGGATCTCCTTCCACTTGGCGGCGATGGCGTTGGCGGCGTCGTCCAGCGCGACGTCCGCCCACTCCGAGCCTTCGGAGAGGTTGTAGACGCCCTGTTTGCAGTTCTGAAGTCCCGACATGCCCATGATAGGCTCCCCTTGCTTGTGTCCGACGTGCTTGGCCTCGACGGGCGCCGCGTGACGGCGCGACCATCGGGGGATTGCTCCCCCTAGGTTTCTGCCTTTATGCGAGTCCCTTTTCCACGGCGAGGGACTCGCGCATGGTCACCGTGGCAAGGCGGAACGGACGCTTGCGCCCTCCGACCATGCAGCCGGTGATCGGCTTGTATTCCACCTCACACGCCTGAAGCGGGAGCCACACGGCCTTGGCCCTGTCGCCCGTCTCCGAGACGAGGACGGCCTTTTCGGTTTCGTGGTGGACGGCCTTTTCGGTTTCGTGGTGGACCGCCAGTTCCAGATCGACGAGATCGCTCTTCATGCTCCCCTCCATCAGTTCGCCGAAGCCACGGCGCCGTCCTCGATGACGAAGCCGATCTTGCCGGACGCGTCCACCGATTCGATCCAGATCTGCCAGTCGTTCGCCTGGGCGAACTGCATGAGGACGCGCTTGCCGTCCGCGTCCAACAGGCTCCCGTCCTTCACGCGCAGCACCCGCAGCCTGGAGTTCTGCGCGGCCGCGATGGCGATGGAGGCGCGCAGCTGTTCGGCGCCGGAGGCCTGTTCGAACGGCAGTCCGTTGAGAGTGAGTCCGTCCGCGTCGAACGACAGGCCTTCCACCGGCAGCTTCGCCGCCTTGATCGCCTCGGCCTTGGCCTTGGCGCGGGACTCCATGGCCCTGGTCAGGGCTTCCGCGTCCGTCTCGGCCCTGTGGGCCTGTGCGCCGAGTTCGCCGCGCTCCTGCGACTTGGCGAAGGCCGCGTTGGCGGCGCGGGCGCCGTTGAGTATCTGCGCCACCCGCGACACGTCCACCGCCTCCGGCAGCGGCGCGGCGGCGTTCAGCTTGTCTTGGAGGTCGTCCGCCGCCTTGCGGTTGGCGTTCGCCGCTTCTTCGAGTTCGGCGATGCGGATGCGGAGGTTGTCGGCTTCCTCGTTGAAGTTTCCGGCGTCCTGGCGCCATGCGCGGATCTGGTTGTTGGCCTCGACGCGGCGCGCCTTGCGCTTGTCCAGTTCGCCGTTGAACTTGGCCGCGCCTTCGAGTTCGGCGACGAGCGCGGATTCGTCAACCGCCTCGGCGGGAGCGTCCGCCGGAACGACGATGGAGGAATAGGACGAGCGCAGCCGCTTCGCCTCGCGGTTGAGGTCGGTGCGCTTGGCGTAGTCGTCCTTGTCCGCCTTGTCGGCGGCGGCGAAGTCGAAGCCCTTGACGAGCCGCTTGAGGCCGTCCGCCTGTTCCTTGGCGGAGAGGCGGGTGAAGGCGAGGGGGTCGAACGACAGCGGCCCCACGAGGCTGTCCAGCAGGTGCTGCGGCGAGGTGAAGCGGGCGCCGTTGGTCGCGTCGACCTTCAGCGAGGTGGTGAAGTCGCCGTCCTCCTTCGCCTTGAAGGTGCGGGTGACCACGACGTCGCCGAGGTCGAGGCGGATGACGGCCTGTTCCTCCCCGGCGCGGATCGGCTTGCGCTGGATCTCGCCCTCTCCGCCGAGCGCGGCGAGGATGGCGTCCAGCACCGAGGTCTTGCCCTGGGCGTTGCGGCCCGTCACGTCCACCACGGCGGACTTGGGCGTGATCTCCACGGCCCGCAAACGCTTGAAGTTCTCGGCCTTCATCGACAGGATTTTCATGTGATGCTCCCTTCTAAACCGCCTTGGAGCGGTTTCATAACTGTTGTTATGGATCGATTTGAAGAACGCGTCAAGCGGTTCTTGGGAACCTTCCCACACCAACCTCATTGCGAGAGGGCGAAATCTCACCCTATCCAAGAATCGTTAACAAAGTTCTCGGGGTTCGATGATGTTGGAAGCCGCAGCCAAGGCGCACCTGTTTGAAATCGTTTCGCGATATTCCGCGTGGTCGAAGCTGTCGCCAGCCACGGTGTGCCGCCGCTCCTGCGTGAACGACGCGAAGTTCTGCAAGAAGATCCTGCCCAACTCGAAGGCCGGACTCACGCTGAAGACCTACGACGCGGTGGTGACGGACTTCGCGGGACGCTGGCCCGAGGGGGTGGCGTGGCCGATGCTCGGCAGGTTCACGCTGCCCAGGCCGAAGCTGTCGCCGGCCGTCCTCACCGAGGCTCCGAAGCCCATCGAAGCGGGGGAGACGCACCCCGACGACGCGTTCGAGGGTTCGCCGATGGTGGAGGCCTTCGCCGACTACGACGAGCCGGAGATCCTGCGCGAGAGCGGGGTGATGGGCGCCTCTCCGGCCTTCGAGGACGAGGGCTTGGAAGAATCCGGTTCCGGCCCCATCGTGTTCGAGTCGGCGGGCGTGGTGGTGATCTCCGCGCCGAACACGATAGAGGGGGCAGAGCCCTTTCGTTGGGAGTTCTAGCCCGGAGTCCGTCAAAAAACGGCGGGGCAGAAGCGACGTGGAAGAGGAAATAATCCACCTGTTCGAGGACGGGGCTTCGGCCACCGCCATTTCGGAGAAGGTCGGCCTGTCGCGCTCCGCCGTGATCGGTCGGGTGTCGTCCCTCCACGCGGCGGGCATCCTCGCCGAACGCTACGGCTCGAAGACGCGCAGGGTCGAGACGAACCTCCCCAGGCGCGTCCTCGAACTGTTCGAGGCCCGCGACGGCACCCTCGCCATCGAATCCACCGTGTTCGGCATGACGTGCATGTGGCCGCTCGGCGACGTCGGGGCGGAGGACTTCGGCTATTGCGGCGGGACGACGGGCAGGGGTAGGCATTACTGCGACAGCCACCACCGCATCGCCTACACGGGAAAGGCCAAGTGAGCATCGACAGCAGCCGCCCAGGGGCCGTGATCGAACTGTTCGAGGACGAACACCGCCGCGATTGCAGGATCGACGGGGCGTTCGTCCGCCTCGCGACGTGCGGATGGCGGATGCTTGCCGTGTTCGCGGAGCACTGGCCGCTCGACGTGCCGAGCCTCGCGATGGTGAAGGCCCTGGGCATCCGCCAGAAGGAACTCCCGAAGTTCTCGGACTACGCGAGGGAGGCGGTGGCGCCGTTCGGGGTGCGGATCCACTACTCGCGCCTCAAGGGCTACTCGACGTCGGGGATCCGCGACGTGGACTTCTACGTGGACGAGCGGATGGACGCGGACGAGACGGCCACGGAACTGACGCGGGGGTCGGGACAGGTCGCCAGCATGTTGCACCTCGACGATCTGCGGCGGGAGCACAAGAACGGATATCAAGATTCTTCGAAACCGAAAAATGGTCGTTGACACGTTCCGCCATTCGATCAATTTTTAGACACCGCGCCCGATTCCCCCGTGGGGCGCGCCAAGGGAGTTCCAAGAAATGTCGAACAAATCCACGAAAATGGCGTGGATGCCGCTCTATCCGACCGACTATCTGGCCGACACGTTCGACCTGACGGCGGAGGAACACGGCGTCTACATGGTGCTTCTCATGTGCGCCTGGCACCTCGTCGGCTGCGTCCTGCCCGCCGACCGCACCGTCCTCACCCGCCTGTTGCAGAGCAAGATCGCCGACTTCCACCACAGGAAGGCCCACACCCTGCTGGACAAGATCCTGCCCCGCTTCTTCGTCCTCACCGAGGCGGGTTTCGTCAATGAAAGACAGGGAAAGGAGGCCGATAAGGCCTCGATAAAGGCCGTAAAGGCGGCTGATAACGCGGCGAAACGCTGGGGTAAGTCGTTGAAAAACAACGATACCGCCGATGCGGACGCAATGCATCGCGCGCCCGTTTCAGAGTCAGAGTCAGAGTCACCTTATTCCGTATCTAAAGATACGGCCCCGCCGCAAGCGGACGAGGCGGGCTCGGCTTCGCCCGTTCACGCGTTGGAGGCGAAGGCCCAGGCCGTCCCTTCGGCGCAGGAACAGCCGAAGGCTTCCCCCGAGGCGGACGGGCTGATGGGCATCGACCCGAAGGAGCGTCTGTTCGGCGACAAGTGCCGCGCCTACCTCTCGGAGGACGGTAGGAAGTCGGACGCCAACGTGCGCTCGTCCATCGGGCAGATGCTCAAGCTGCTGGGCGGAGACAGCCACGCGGGCGCCTTGCTCGGCATCGTGGCGGACGCCCACAGGCAGGGCAAGGCCGACCCGCTCGGGTGGTGCATGGGCGTGGTGAAGAAGCAGCGCGAGGCCGTCCTCGCCACGGGGCAGAACGGCTCGAAGAGCGGCGGGACGCGGCCCGCTCAGTCCTCATGGGCGGGCAAGACGAGCCTCCCCACGGCCGGACGCTAGGAGGACCGCCATGCGAATCCGCTCGGCCTCCGAACTGTTGAACGAACTCGGCATCGACACGCGGCAGATGCGGTCGACGAGCGAGGGGGAATACCGGACGACCTGCCCGACGTGTTCCGCCTCGCGCAAGAAACACAACCAGAACACCAAGGTTCTGGCGGTGAAGATCGACCGCGAAGGCGTGGTCTGCCATTGCCACCACTGTGGCTACGAAGAAGGGAAATACTATGAACAGCACGAAAAAGGCGACGGGCGCCAAGGCGATTTCCGAAATGCACCTCGCGTGGCTGGAAACGCGGGGGATCGAGGCCGCAACGGCGGCGGATACGGGTCTCTTCAGCGGAAGGTGGCAGGGAACTGGCATCTTTAAGGAGACGGAGAACGGCCCCAAAGAGACGTTCGAGGTCGTCCCCGACGCGAACGGCAAGGTGCTGGTGTTCCCCGTCATCGACAGGGGCGCGGTCGTCGCCGAGAAGTACCGCGAGAAGGGGAAGAAGTTCACCCAGCGCGCCAAGCCCAAGCCGGCGTTCTTCAACTCGGCGGACCTCGAACATCCCGACGTCCTCTCCGGCGCCAAGCCGCTCACCATCGTGGAGGGAGAGATCGACTGCCTCACCCTCAAGCAACTGGGGTGGCCGTGCGTGTCGGTGCCGAACGGCGCGAACCTGCCCGGGGTGGACGAGAACGGCAACGAGGTGGTCGTGCCGGACACGGCGGACGATATCGACGTGGAGAACGACAAGGCGTTCAAGTTCGTGTCCGCGTCGTGGGACCGCCTCGCCAACGTCAAGCGCATCGTCATCATGACGGACAACGACGCCCCGGGACGCCGCCTCGGCGCGGAACTGGTGCGCCGCCTCGGGCGGGTGCGCTGCGGCTTCGTGGCGTGGCCGAAGGACGTGTGGGCGAAGGACGGAAAGACGGGCGAAATGCGCCTCGCCAAGGACGCCAACGAGGTGTTCGAGAAGCGCGGGTGGGAGGGCATCGACGCGATGCTGAAGGTCGCCAGGCCCTACCCCATTTCGGGAGTCTACACGCTCGACGAAATGCCGGACGAGGAACCGCCCGAATGCGTGTCGTCGGGGTGGAAGGAAATGGACGCGCACTTCAAGCCGTATCTCGGCGCGCTGGTCATCGTCACCGGACTGGCGGGGGCCGGCAAGAGCGCGTGGACGACGCAGTTCGTGTCGCAGCTTGCGCTCGAACAGGGGTGGAAGATCGGCGTCTTCAGCCGCGAAATGTCCATGCACATCCTCAAGGGCATCATCGGATCGACGGCTCTCGGAGAGCCGCGGGCGCGGTGGAACGACGAAATGAAGCAGATGGCGTGGGACTTCACCCGCGACCATTTCGTGTTCGTCGCCCCGTCCGACGACGCGGACGAGGAGGCCGACTTCGACTGGCTCCTGTCGCGCCTCGACGTGGCGGTGATCAGGCACGGGATCAAGGTGGCCCTCGTCGACCCATGGAACGAGATCGAGCATCGCAAGAGCGCGAAGGAGACGATGACGGAATACGCCAACCGCGCCATCCTCGCCCTGAAGAAGTGGGGCCGGCGCATGAACGTCATGGTGATCCTCGTCGGGCACCCGACCAAGGCGGGCGCGGAGAAGGCGCCGGAGGATATCACCCTCTACGACATGGCGGACACGGCGGCTTTTCAGAACAAGGCGGACTTCGGCATCATCATCACGCGCCTCGGCGACGTGACGGTGGACAAGGTTTCGGGGGTGTTCGTGAAGAAGATCCGCGATCAGGAGAACTGCGGCGTCCCAGGCGTGGTGGAGTTCGACTTCGACACGGAGTGCCGCACGTTCAGCGTGTCGCGGACGCAGCAGTTCGCCGGCGCGATCAAGGCGAAGAAGGACAAGCCGAAGTGGACCAAGACCTCGGACGGTCGCTGGATCCCGCAGAGGGGAGGCAAGTGATGGCCTTCATGTCGCAGACCGAGTTCCGCAAGCACGTCGCCGACGTGGCGGAGAGGCACGGCGGGCAGCGTCAGCTTGCCCTCATCACCGACGTGAAGGAGGCGCAGATCTCGCGCTTCGTGAACGGGCAGATCGGGGTCTCGCGCCGCATCATGGAGGCCTTCGGGGTGCGGTTCGACCGCGCCGAGGGCAAATACGAGCGGTTCCGCGACCCGGTGTTCCGCGAGGCGGGCGCGGCGGACGCGCTGGAGAAGGCCCGCAACGATAACTCCGCGCTGCGGCGCGACATTCGCGAACTGCGCGCCCTTCTCGGGCGGGCGCGGATCGCCAACGGCAAGGCGTTGCTTGAAATCTCCGCACGGGAAGCCGATATTGAGATCCTCCACGCCAAGGTGGAGCAGCTTGAAGGGAACACCAAATGAACAGACTCGAAGAGAAGAAGCCGTCCGAACGGCAGCTGGCGTGGCTCGACGACCTCATGGGGCAGCTGGGCAAGCAGTGGATCCAGGTGGGCGGCAAGCCGGAGACTCTGGCGGACGCGTCCTCGCTGATCGCCAAACTCCAGGCCGAGCGCGACGCCAAGGCGCCGCTCGACGACAGGACGCGCAAGGCGATCTTCGCCTCGCTGCGGGAGCACGGCCTCGACAAGGCGGCGATGTACGCCGAACTCGGAATCGAGTCGCTGAAGAACGAGGCGCGCCCGACGTCGGACATGGGCCGGAGGTGCAGGGCGTGGATCCTCGCCAAGAGCGCGCCGCCGATGCCGCAGGAGCCCGCCGACCTCCCGCCGCCGCCGACCGACGACGAGTTGGAGGCGATGTATTGCGGCGGGCGCGACTACCTCCCGTCCGCCCCCGCCGAGCGGAAGACCGCGCCCGTGGCGCGCACCCTCGACACGCCGCCGATGATGCCGCCGAACCCGCTCCGCAGCCCCGCGCAGAGGGCCAAGGACGCCCCCTTGGCGACGGCGCGGGAATTGACCCATCCGCTCGTCCAGGCCGTGCTGGCGCTCTTCCCGGTGGCGTCGGTGATGGCCGTGCGGAACGGTCACTCTTCGGGAACGTCCGGCTCGTCGGCGGCGTAGTCCTCAAGGTCGTGGCGCCAGTCCAACTCTTCCCCGTCGATATCGGGGTTGAGTTCGGCCTCCGGCGTGTAGTCGTAATCGTAGGAGGCGGCGTCGGCGGAAACGTCGTCGTCGGCGCCGAAGTCGGGGTCTCCGGCGATGCCGTTGGCCTCGGCGATCCTCCTGACGAGCGCGGACTCCGGCTTGGGGAGGCTCTGGTTCTTCCACCCCGCCTTGCCCGGGGCGTATTGCACGGCGGTCTCGGTGGAGGCGTGGCCGGCGAGGGCGGCGACCACTTCCTTGTCCAGGCCCGCGGCCTTCCACGTGGACAGCGCGACGTGGCGGAAGGTGTAGAGCGACAGGCGCCGCACCCCGCACGTCTGACAGGCGCGGGCGAGGCGCTCCGCCAAGACCTTGCGAAACGCCTTCCAGTCGCCCTCGTGGCGCGCCAAGGCGGCGGGGAAGGCGCGGCAGAACACGGCGGTTCCCTCGCGCACCCGCTTCTCCATCGCGGACAGGTCGACCCGCCGCACCTTGGCCGCGCCGCGCCCGTTGGTGGCCTTGGCGCACTGGACGACCACGAACTTGCCTTCGACCCTGGCGGTCGTCCATTCGATTGGCCGCAGCCCGACGCGGGGGGCGACGATCAGCCACAGCGGGAGGATGCCATCGACGGCCATCTGATCGGAGGTGCGGCCCCTGGAGGTGTGGATGAGGTGGTGCAGCACCTTCGTTATCTCGTCCTCCCTCGCGTCCCGCACCTTCTTCGACGCCAGCCGACGCTCGGGGGTTCCGCGACGTCCGAACAGGGCGCGGGCGATGCGCTCCGCAGCCGCCGTGGAAGCCGCCTGGGACAGCTTCCCCTCGGCCACGGCCCAGCGCAGCACGGAGAGCAATTCGGCCTTGTAGAGCCGCGACGTGGACGGCTTCAGCACCGAAAGGTCGTCCTCGACGAGGGCGATCAGAAGGTCGTCCAAGTCCGTCAGGTCGGGGCGCGCAGCCTTGGCGCGGCGCAGATGCCGCTTTCCCGCGAAGAGATACGCGGCGTCCGTCTCGGGGGTTCGGGTGGGTTCCATGGTTTTCGACCTGCGTTAGTCCATTACGATATCCCGACATTCCGCCTTCCTCCAGCCCCCCGCAACTTTTTGGAAACCTTGTTTGCAGGACAAGGGTTGCTTTAGGCGATCGGCAGTGAGATAAGGGTTCACGGGCGGGCTTCTGCGATGTTCCCTTTCGCCGAAGCCGCCGGATCGTCGGCTTGGAATCCTGACGATCCACGCGGGGGGCCGATACTCTGGTCTCGCCCCCCGCCAAGTTTCGCCGCAAGGCAGCGTCATAACCGAGAGCGCAAGGCAAAGAAAAACCCCCGAGGAATCCGCCTCGGGGGTTTCGTCGTTCCTGGCCGTGCGCCTCAGTCGTAAAGCTGCGGCTCTTCGAGGCGTTCCTTGCGGACGGCGTCCCAGTCGCGCTCTTCCGGCTCGGCGTGGTCGAGCAAGGCGGCGTCACCGACGGCTTCGAGGACTTCCGCCTCTTCGGCGTCGGAGAGTTCGTAGGCGGCGCCGTCGTCCACGCGCTTGGCGTAGACCCCGAGGATGTGCACGCCCGCGTCGTGGCCGGGGCAGTCCCAGGAGTCCGGCTCGGCGGCGTAGGCGTCGAAGTCGATGGTGACCTCGACTTCGAACTCGTAGCCCTCGGCGTCGACGAGTTCGTGGCTGGCGGTGTGGGTGTAGCACTTGGCGGGGTTGTAGGAGGCCATGACTGAGTTCCCTGTGTTGCGGCCCCTTGGAAGGCCGTGATTCGAACGTTACGCCTAATATTAGACTATTGCAAGCGGCCACGCGAAAAAAGATCGCGTGGCCGCGTTTTTTTCGTCATCCCCAAACGTCGGTGGCCTCGAAGGCGCCGACGCCGCACTTCTCGCAGACGGCCTCGCCGCCGCGCCCGTCGTCGAAGGCGCGCCACCCCTTGAACACGTGGTCGCACCTGGACGGCTTATCGGACACGTGGAGCGTCACGGTCTTGCTCCCGTCCCCGGCGGTGGTCTCGACGGACTCCACCTTGTCCACGGACGCGCCGATGGCCGTGCCGTGCGTCTGAACCTTCTCGACAAGCGCGGCGACCTTCGCCGCCACGTCCTTCTGTTCTTCGGTGAGCGGCGGCGGCGCGAACAGGCTGCGCCCGTCCTTGTTCGCCATGGACAGCAACTCGCGCTGGCGGGCGATGCGCGTCTCCTTCTCGGCGTCGGAGAGTTCGCGCTTCACGGGGTGGCAGAGATCCCAGCCGACCACCGCTCCGAAGCGAGACAGGTTGCCGTTCACGTCCACCATGTCGACCGTGATCGCGGCGCCCATGCCGCCGTCGGCGCGTCCGCCGTAGGTGGCGACCTCTTCCTTCATGGCCTTGGCGCGCAGGGCTTTCATCTGCGCCTTCAGGCCGTCCTTGCGAGAGTCGGCGGGCGGGATGGCCTGTCTCGGGGCGTTCGGCGCCTTGGTGGCGCGGCGGTTGTGCTTGCGGTTCATGTCCGTTTTCCCTTCAGTTTTCGAGGATGTTGGCGAACCTTGAATCAGGCTTCGCCCTGTTGCGGATGACGGCGACGACGTCGGCTTCCGAGATCTTGTAGCGGCGCGAGAATTTTCCCGTCCCGCCGCACTCCCCCACCACCCGAGCGACGTCGAAGCGCGTCACGGACTCGGGCGGTGGAATCTCGACACGCGCCTCGGCGACGGGCGTCGGCGGCGCGGCCTTTCTCCGATAGGCGCGCTTCACCCTCGCGGCGGAGGGCTGGGCCTCCAGGACGGGCGCGGGAGGCTCATTTTCGCCCGCCCGCGCCTTCGCCTCCAGTTCGGCGATCCGCTCCCTCAGCGCGGCGTTCTGGCCCTCCAGTTCGGCGATGCGGCGCGAGGTCGGCATTTCGGTGACGTGCCAGAACTCCGGCAGCGCGCCCATGACGTATTCGCCGGAGGACTTGGCGAAGCCGATGCCGAGCCGCGCCATGATGCTCGCGCTCGGCCGGCCGGTGGCCGACGAGTGTTCGACGGCGGCTGTGGTGACCTTCAGGCTCTTGGCGAGGTTTTTCGCGCCGCCGTGCAGGTCCACCATGTCGCGCAGGAAGGCGGAGAGGTCGCGGGAGGACATGATCACGGCTTCATCCCTTCGATGCAGATGGCCTTCAGGTGGTCGGCGATGGCCGCGTCGAACGCCCAGGCGAGGGCGCGCAGCCTCTCGGCCTCGGACCTCAGATAGGCGGCGTTCCCGGACGCGGCGTTGTCGTCGGCGGCGGTTTCGTAGCGGCGCGCCGTCCCGTGGAGGTGGTAGGCGGCGCGGTGGAGATCCTCCACGTCGAGTTCGATGGCGGGCATGTGGCTCACTCCAGGGGCTTGAGGCCGGCCTTCAGCGCGGCGGCGGCGAGGCGCAGATAGGGAGGGGCGGGGCGGGTACCGTCCTCGTAGTCGAAGTAGGACTGGCGCGACACGCCGAGGGCGCGGGCCATGCCTTCCTTGGTGAGGCCGAGTTTTTCGCGCAGGGCGGCGAGGGTCTCCGCGTTGATCGTTGTGGCGTCGGCGTGGCGTTTTCCCATCGTGGGTTCCTTCGGTTCGTGGTTTCAGAAGTCGGCGCGGTTCGGCGCCTTGGAATAGTCCAGCGCGCCGTCCGTGGAGCACTGGAAGGACACCCAGGCGTCCGAATAGCCGCGGTCGGCCTCGGTCTCGACGCGGACGGGGAGCGGCCCCTGCGCGGCCCACGCGGCCTCCTGTTCGGCCGTGGCCTTGGCGATGATGGCCCTGTTGCGCTTCTCGGCGCGGGCCTCGCGCAGCACGAACACCAGTTCGGCGCGGAACTTGGCGAACACGGTGGCGGGGGTGTGCTTCACCCAGTATTCGCGGGAGGCCTGGAGCTTGGCGATCTCCCAGGAGCGGCGCAGGACGGCGCCCATGTCGATGTTGCCGTTGGACTTGAGGAAGGTGCGCGCCATGTTCGTGTTCCCCGTGTTCGCTTGCAATGGTCTAAAATTAGACTCTAATATTGCACGTGTCAAGCGACTTCGACGAGGAAATCGAACAGGGTCGGCACTATTTTCCTCGGCGGCTTGGCGGGCTTTTCGCGGACGGCGCGATGCTCGCCGTAGCGCGCCTCGATGCGCTCCCCGATCCAGCGCATGACCGGCACGGCCATGGAATTTCCGATCGCTGAATAACGCCTCGTGTCGGACGCGGGCTTGCCGAGGAAGGGAACGTCGGTCCACCCGTCCTTGAATCCCTGGAGCCGCTCGGCCTCTGTCGGCGTCAGCCGCCGCACCCGCCACCTGTAGACCACCTCGTTGCCCTGTCCGACGATGAAATCCACCTCGTTGCCCTGTCCCGCTGCGCGGTCGAGTCCGGCACCGGACGCGCACAGGGTGCCGCTGACGTCGCCGGCGGTGCAGACGAGGTCTGACGACTCAACGGCGGCGCGGTGGGTGAGGGTGGAGGCTTGCGCCATGACCGTGGAGGCGATGGCGTCATCCGCATATTCTCCGAAGTCGCGGCTCTTGAAGAAGCGGAATCCTTCGAGGACGGCTGGTACGTTGTTGCCGCCGCTCGCCGTCTCCAGCGTCGGGGAGACGCCGATCTCCACGCCGTCGCTGCGGGCGGACGAGGACTGGTTCGGCTTGAAGGCCATGCCGTCGAAGCGCGGGTCTCCGGCGCGCACGACAGACAGCGCGGGAACGCCATTGGCCTGGCACTCAAGCACCCAGCGCAGCAGCGGAGGCATTGACTTGGCGCGCCGCTCCGAGCGGTTGAGTACGCCCTGACAGCCATCGGCTGAGAGGGCGTATTTGGCGTGCGCGTCGGCTTGCAGGACGTCGGCGAGGACGGCGCGGACTGGGTCGGCGGGCTGGCTCCCGACGATCAGCGGCAGCAGCGTCGGCTTCTTCGACGGGGCGTAGCAGACGATCTGGCACCCGTGCTGGTGCGACACGTGGGCGAAGCCCTTGGCGCGCCGCTCCCATTCGGCCCCGGCGGCGGGTTCGTGCGCCTCGCAAAGCAGGGTGTCGCCCTCGATGAGGGTGGAGAGGACGGCCTGGGCGTTTGCGGCCGGCGCCGCGAACACGAACACGCGGGAGCGGCGTTGGGCGACCCCGAAGTGGCGGGCGTTGAGGACGCGCCAGACCACGGCGCGGCGCGGGCCGACGACGAAGCCGCAGTCCGTCCACGACGGCGCCTTGCCGTCCGGCTTCTTCCTCGGCCCGACGAAGGGCTCCTCCACGCCGGCGAGGTCGGCGACGAAGCAGCCGAAGGCGTTGTCATCCATGGTGAGGACGCCCGGGACGTTCTCCCACAGCACGGCTCCGCCCTCCTTCTTCCGCCACTTGCGGCCCGTGTCGATGCGGTCGGCGAGGCGGACGAACTCGAAGGCGAGGTTGCCGCGAGGGTCGTCCTTGCCGCCGCGGGAGCCCGCCACGGAGTAGGACTGGCACGGGGTGCCGCCGACGAGAAGGTCGTATTCGGCCTCGTGGCCCGGGATTTTCGTGAAGTCGCCCCAGTTCATCGCCTTGGGATACTTGGCCTTCAGGAGGTTGGCCTGGAACGGCGCGATCTCGGCCACCCCGAACAGCTTCCATCCCTTGAGGCTCTTCCATGCGACCGAACAGGCCTCGATCCCGCTGCATACGCTGACGTAGTTCATGGTGTTTCTACCCTTGTGATGACGACCTCGGCCCACAGGGCGGAGACGGCGGATTCAAGCCCGTAAGGCGAGACGAGAGAGTGGTCCATTTCACGGACGACGCAGAACGCCTCGTTGAGGAAGGCGCGGGCGATCCTTTCGTCCGAGTCCGAATCGTCGGCGGACAGGTCGGTGAGGTCGCCGTCCGGCCAATCGCAGATCAGGGAGCCGTCGTCCCGGACGTAGATCGGGTGTTCGACGTCGTGGAGGGTGGCCGTGGCGAAGTGGCGCGCCATCACGCGGCCTCGGCGGCGACGAGATCGACGACGTGCGCCGGCAGCTGGCGGCGGTATTTGACGACGAGGCGGCGGGCGATGGCGTGGTGCGCCGCGTTGAGTTCGGACGGGTGCAGCCTGGCGATGCTGTGGCCGAGGAACACGTCCGCCTTGCTGAAGCCCGTGTCGTTCAACAGGTTGGCGAAATCCTTGTCGGAGGCGGCGAGGGCGCGCACCGCGTCCATGGCGGTCTCGCGCTGCGCCGGCGACATGGCCTCGCCCTCCCTGTCCAGCTGTTCGCCCGACAGGCCCATGGTGGCGGCGCGCGGCGACACGCGGCGGTGGGCTGTCTCGGCGCGGGCGCGCTCGGCGTTCCGCGCCCTCTCCGCGACGATGCGGGCGCGTCCGTCCGCCGCGAGGCCCTCCCTGTGGTCCGCGGCGGCGGCGAGGCGCGCTTCCTCTGCGGCGACCGCGACGTCGGAGACCACGTCGAACGAATCGAGCGGGGCTTCCCCGGCGACGGCCACGGACGACGGGTCGAGGTTGTTCAACGCCGCGTCGGCGACGGACTGTTTTTCGACGAGGGTCGCCACCATGCGGCTGTCCAGCGAATCGTCGACCACGAAGTGCCAGACGAGGACGGAGTCGCGCTGGCCGATGCGGTGGCACCTGTCCTCGGCCTGAGAGACGTTGCCCGGCACCCAGTCCAACTCGACGAAGGCGACGACGTGCGCGGCGGTGAGGGTGAGGCCGACGCCGGCGGCGCGGATGGTGCCGAGGAACACGCGGCAGGACTTGTCTGTTTGGAACCTGTCGCACTCGCCCTGGCGGTTCGGCACGGGGGTCTTTCCCGTCACCTCGGCGCAGCCGAACTTCTGCAACTTCTCGCGCAGGACGCGGACCACGTCGCCGTGGTGGGCCATCACCACGATCTTCATCGCGGGGTCTTCCGCCAGCAGGTCGGCGATGCGCTCGGCCACCACGGGCGCCTTGGCGACGGCGAGGACGTAGCGGGCGCGGGCCATGTCCTCGAACGCCACCTTGCGCGTGTCGGCGAGGGTGGCGGCGGCGGCGCGGTAGGCGTCCTCGCCGGAGGCCTTGGCGAGTTCGGCCTTCGCCATGGCCTCGGCGATGGCCGTGGCGTGGGCCTCGTCCTCGGACTCCAGCGCTGCGATGGCGGCCTTCAGGTTCTTCGACTCGGCGCGGTCGAGCGGCATCAGCTGGCGCCGCTTGGGCGGAAGTTCGGTGAGCACGTCCGCCTTCAGGCGCCGCACCATCACCGAGCCGCGCAGCCGCTCTTGCAGTTCTTCGAGGTTCGACGCGCCGGAGAAGTCCCAGCCGAAGCGGCCCATTTCGGCGTCGCAATACCGCTTGGCGAAGGCCATGAAGTTGGCGCCGAGGCCTTCGGGGTCGATGCGCTCCAGCATCGGGAACATTTCGATTGGGCGGTTGAGGATCGGGGTTCCCGTCAGCAGCACGACGCGGTCGGCTTGGATCGCGGCGCGGCCCGGGACCATCGGCTTGCCCTTCTCGCGCTTCTCGGGGCGGCGGAACACGGCGCGGGTGCGCTGGGCCTTGGCGTTCTTGACCATGTGGCACTCGTCCATGACGAGCATGTGCCAATGTGTCGCGTCGATCTCGGCCCGAAAGCGTTCGACGATATCGTAGTTGACCACCACCACGTCGGCGAGGCACGGCCACGGCTTCTGCCCCTCGGCGATGGCGACGGAGAGTCCCTTGGCGTCCCACTTCAGCCACTCGCGCCGCCAGTTGCCCTTGAGCGAGGCGGGGCAGACGATCAGGATTTTCCGGCAGGACAGGTCTAGGTTGGCGATGCCGACGCTCTGCGGCGTCTTGCCAAGGCCCATTTCGTCGGCGATTAGCACCGCCTTCTTTCCGGCGGCGTAGGCGATCCCCGCCTTCTGGTAGGGCAGGAAGTCGTGGCCCGCCGCGACGGCGCCGGCGCCGAGCGGGATGGCGTCGACGGACGTCGCGGCGAATGAGGCGGCTATGTTCGCGGCCTTGGCGCGCTCGGACTCGGCGGCTTGCCGCTGGGCGGCGCGCAGCACATCGGCGGCGGACTCGGCCACCTCGACGCCGCCCCTGGCGATCAGCCTCACCGCGTCGGCGGCGCGGCCGACCCACGAGGCGGTGGCCCCGTCGAAGCGGAAGCCACAGGACTTGACCACGTCCCTCTCGGGGCAGGGCGCGGGGAACTTGACGAAGAAGGCCGGCTTGGCGGGGTCGTGCTGGAGAAGGATCGGCATGGCGGTTGTTCCCTTGGGGCGGGTGGGGAGGCCTTGGAGCCTCCCCGTTGGCGTCAGTAGGCGGCGAGGATCTTCGCGGCCTTGGCGGCGGCGCCGGACTGGGCCAGCAGCAGGAAGAACGACAGGTCGAGGGCGGACAGCGGATTGCCGCCGACCGTCACCTCGACGACGGCGGGGGCGTGGCGCGAGGCGACGGCCATGGCGAGGGCGAGGGCGGAGTCGGCGGGCACGGTGCGCTCCCCGACCTTGGTTTCGAAGGTGACGTGGATGGCGGACATGGCGGGTTCCCTTGTGCAAGAATCACGACGTGGAATCTTCGTCGATGGTATAAAATTAGGCGTTGTTTCGGGGAGTGTCAACGGTTTTTTAACCATGGAGGCGAAGATTTTTCGCAACGGCGGCAAGGCTTGTGAAACGTGGGTTTCACGGAAGGACACGGGGTGGACTAACGTAGGAAGCTGGATCGGATTTTCGCGGCGAGGCGATGGACGGGGATGGCGTTTATTTTCGCGCAGGACGGCCCGTGGATGGGGCGTTCGACGTCGGGTGCAGGACGGGAAGGGCGAAAGAAAAGGGCCGCTGTGAACGGCCCTGAAGCGTCGTGGACGGGTGCGGCGTTGTCAGCCCCTGTTGGCGCGCACCTTCCTGGCGCGGCCCCTGAGAGCCCTTCGGCCCATGTCGTAGGAGAAGAACGGGTGGCGCAGCGCGAACGGCAGGAGGATGGAGCCGAGGCCGACGGCGGCGAGGGCGGCGATCCCGACTGGGTAGAGGACGAGTTCGGGCCACCACACCGCGACTGGCGCGATGACGACGAACAGGACGGCGGCGGCGTCGAAATACTTCGCGGCGTTCGCCTGTTTGGCCTGTTCGAGGACGGACACGATGGTCTTCAGTTCGTCGTCGGCGGGCGAGAGGGAGAGGGTGGACTTGGCGGCGGACAGGGCGATCAGGATGGCTCCGGTGCGGCGCGCCGTCTCGGAGTTCATCGCCTCGGCAGCGGCCTTGGCGTTCTTGGCGACCTTTTCGAGGCCGTCCTTGATCGCGGCTTCGACGACGAGCGCGATGGGGGAGACGAAGGTTCCGTCCTTGGAGACGGTGAGGGTGGGGAGGACGTAGAAGGTGGACATTGGCTGGTTCCCTTGGTGCGGCGGTTCTTGGCAACCCCCGATTTGTTAACCATACGCCTAATATTAGACGTTCGCAAGCCCTATTTGAAGAATCGTGGCAACCTTTTTTCAATAAGTGGATCGACCCGTTCGAATCACCGTGCCTATGGTGCGGCATGGAGGACGTCGCGGTGGAGAAACGGTTCGATCACGAAGAGGCGAGGCGGATGAGGACCGAGGGCATCGTCCTTCGCGTCATCGCCGAACGGCTCGCCGTCTCCATCACGGCGGTGCGTGGCGCGGTGCGCGGCATCGCCCTCGGCCCGAGGCCGGAGCGCGTCGGCAACTCCTACAGGTTCAAGGCGGATTGGGACAAGGCGCGGGAGTTGCGGGCGGCGGGCCTGTCCCACGCCAAGATCGCCGCCGAGATCGGCGTGTCGAAGCAGTGCGTGACGCGGAAACTCGGAGGCGGGCGATAATCAGGGTCGATGGCTCCGGCACGGCGTTGGAGGTTGCGGCGCGGTTCGACACCCACAAGGAAATCGTGAAACAGGCTTGGCGCCTCGCCAAGGCCACGCGGGAGGCGGACAGATGCGGAGCGGAATGATCGAGGGCCACACCACCGTTCTCGGCGCGCCGCCGAACTGGAATCAGTCCCAGGGCAAGTGCGTGGGCCTCCCCGTCAGGATCGAGCCCTATCAGGGCCAGAGCGGCCTCCACGCCTTCACCAGCGCGTGGACGGCGGACGAGGCGGACATTATCGCGCTCGTCCAGGGCGCGTCCCTCAAGCTTACCGTCATCGGTTCCTCGCACCCTCCCGTGGCTCTGGCGGTCGGGATGCCCGTCGTGGAGGCGACCGAGCGCGTCGTCTACAAAGGCGAGGAACACGTGCGCTCGATGCACGTGGCGCACCTGTTCGACAGGCTCGGCGGGCCGAAGCTTCTCGAAGCCCTCGACAGGCGCGGGGTGTTCGCGGCCATCGAATCAGCCCTGAAGGAAATCGCGGTGGACAATCCGTTGAAAGGAAAACTGGCATGAACGACAGGCAGCGCAACGAACTCATCCTGTCCGTCCTCGACAGGCTCAACGAGGTGCAGAACTCCGGCGAACTCGACAGGCGCGCCTTTGCGTTCAACCCCGACGCCACGGAAGAACAACTCGCCCTGTCGAAGGACGGGGTGCGGAGCGGGTTCATCGCCGCGAAAATGGCGGTGGGGAGGATGATGAGCAACGACGTCGGAATTCTTCAGGCGGAGGTCGATAAAGTGGCCGCTTTTCGCAAGAGGCTCGAAGAGGGCAACGAAGTCGCCTGATCCGTAGCAGGGCTTTGGGATTTATCCCGTGAATTGGTTGCAGTTTTGTTGAAATCAGGAGGGCAAAATGGCTAATCGCATGAAGATCGACCGTCAGTTTTTCGAGAATTTGCGCGGCGCGTTGTGCGAGCATATCGGCGACGCGGACCTCAACCGCCTGGACATTATCAAGCACGTGCGCGACGTGGTGACGGAACTCGAAGGCCGCTGCGTCGAACAGGGCGTTGAGGGAAGCCCCGACGAGGCCTTGCAGCGGCTCTCCTGGACGCTTGCCATGGGCTTCAAGGACCGTGGCCCGAAGCGCGGCGAGGCGATTGGAGACCACGCGCTGCGCGTCCTTGCCGAACTGAAGGCCGAGAATGCCCGCCTCGACGCCATCGCGAGAAGCGAGACCAGCCTGAGGGTGGAACTGCGGACGGAACTCACAGAGGCCAACCGCCTCAAGATCCACTTCCACTCGCTGTTCGACGGCGCGGCGAACGACCTGACGGCCATCGGCTACGAACTGCGCGGCCGGATCAAGGCGGGCGAGGAACTCGGATCCGGCGCCGTGCGCGTGGTGCGCGAACTGTTCCAGGAACTCGCCGGCGTCCGTAACAAACTCGAAGGCGTGACGTCGCGTCTCCAATCCTACGTGGATCAGCGCGAGGACGAGCGCGAGGACGACGTGGTGGGACAGGTGCTGCGGATCGCCGAAGAGTATGAGAGGGTTCCGAACCTCTCCATGCAGACCACGGCAATCGGGAAGTGGCTGCGCGACAGGGGCTTGAACAGCACCGAGACGCCCATCCTCGTCAACGCGCTGTCCACACTGCAAAGCTTCAAGGCGAACGAGGACTATTACTCGAAGGGCTTCGAGAAGCTTCAGGAATGCCTCTGCACCGAGTTCGCTGACTCGAACGAGTGGAAGGTCGGGGCAAACGTGTTCGACGCGTCAGTGGCCGTAATGAAGCGGTTGAAGGCCGAGCGCGAGTTGCAGAGCATCACGGTTGAGATTGGCGCGGCGTCCGCCGAGGATATCGCCAAGTTCAACAAGTGGTGGGAGGATAGTGCTGGCGAACCTTTGACGCCAGGCCGCTATTTCTCCCATTTCAATTGGGACGCAATGAAGTTGAAGGGCGGCAAGTTCTATCAGGCGTGGGTTGAACTGCGCGCCGCGCTCGGCATGGAGACGGTGAACGACGTCGAAACCGTCAGTAATGCCGCCATCGCCAAGATCAAGGCGTTCATCGTGGACGGCGTGGCGCAGGATGTTAACTACGCCTTCCGCCGCGACATTGAGGCCGCGCTGTTCGGCAAGGGGTGGCGGAACGGCAAGTGGTGGCGGAACGGCAAGTGCGCCACTTTGGCCGACCTCGTGAAGGAGGTGCAGACCCTCGCCGAGGAACGCAACGCCTTCGCGGAGGACGTGAAGGCGTTGTCGGGGTGCTATCCGACCGCTCTGCACAACCGCGTGAAGTGACGAAACTGTTGTCCGATAAGGGAGCGTTATCGGACGTATCGCAAGGTCAGGGACGGGCGGGATGGATCAGGACATGCCAGACGACGGCGACGAGGACTCGGTGGCCGGATACAACCGCGCCAAGCTGCGCGAACGGCTGGAGCGCGAGGCCCTGGACGACCTGCCGGAACCCACGGACGAGGTCGCCGAGTGGAGGGGCTACGCCAAGCCCTTGAAGCATCCGTGGAGGCCGTCCGACGCCACGTGGTTCGCGCTGGCGGCGGTGGCCTTCGCCACGTTCGCCTTCATGGGTTGCGTGGGCCTCTACTGGGGATGGCAGAGCGGCATTCGCGACTCGGAGCGGCTGGGCTATGAACGGGGAGACCGCATGTTGCGCGGCATCCACATCGCTCCGGCCCAGCCGCCGAAGGCCAAGGACCAGTCCATCTGAAGGAACAAGGCCCATGTTCTGTTCGCCCCTCCGCAGACCCTATCAGTCCGGCGACGTCGTTTTCTTCGTCGGCACCGACCTCCTGTCGCAGTTCATCCGCGTGGTGACGCGCTCGGCCTATTCCCACGTCGGGTTCGTCGTGGTGGAGAGCGACGGGACGTTCCTCTATGAGGACGTGCCTGGGGTCGGGGTACGGCGCCGCCCCATCGTCGACGCCGTGCCGTTCGACATGGTTTCCGGCGAGTGGCGCTGGACTGGCTGGGCCGACAACACGGCCACGCGGGAACTCGGCAAGGCCTATCGCTACCTCGACGCGATCCGCGTTGGCCTCGGCCTGTTCCCCGACAGGGCGGACGGCTGTTGCAGCCTCTACGCGGGGCGCGTCCTCGAAGAGTGCGGCCTGCGGCTGTCCAGGCGCGGCCTGACGCCGGAGCGGCTCATGGAGGACTTGCTGGACAACGGCGGGGTGGTGCGGCGGATGGGTGCGCGGGGATGACGGCTTCAATGGAGACCACGGCTATGACGACGACGCAGGCGAGTGAACGGGAAGTCGCCATCTACAGCAACGGGCGGGAGATTCAGCGCGTGTTCCTGCGCGAAACCTGCGGCACCACCCAACTGTTCGTCGGGCGCGGCGAACACGAACGCGAGGTGGTGATCTGCGACATGGAGGGCCACGGCCGCCTCGTGAACGCGTGGCAGCACCTTCGTGACATGAGGCGGCACGTGGAGCGCATCGGCTCGTCGTTCGAGAAGATCGCCGAAATCGTGAAGAGGGACGACTGGCATGGGAAATGAGGTTCTTTGGCCCGCCGACAAGGTGGAGCGGCGCAGCGTCGTGGACATGCTGCCCTACGCAAGAAACGCGCGGACCCACACGCCGGCGCAAATCGACCTCATCGCCAAGTCAATCCTCGAATACGGCTGGACGATGCCGATCCTCGTGGACGAGGACAACACCCTGATCGCCGGCCACGGGCGCATCCTCGCGGCGAAGAAGCTGAAGATCGCCACGGTTCCCGCCATGGTGGCGCGGGGCTGGAGCGAGGCGCAGCGGCGGGCCTACGTCATCGCCGACAACGCCATCGCGCTCAACGGCTCGGACTGGAACACCGAGTTTTTGAAGCTCGAACTCGCCGATTTGCAGGGCATGGAGTTCGACCTCGAACTGACCGGCCTCGACGGCGACTTCCTCAAGGATCTGTTCGGCGCCGACGAGGACGAGGCCAAGGAAGGCCAGACCGACGAGGACGAGACGCCGGCCGCCGGCGACAGCGCGATCTCGCGCGACGGCGACGTGTGGATACTGGGCGACCACCGCCTCGCCTGTTGCGACTCGACCGACGTCGGCGCGGTGGCGATCCTCATGGCGGGCGACAAGGCCGACATGGTGTTCACCGACCCGCCATACAACCACGCCTCGGGCGACGACCTCGTGGCGAAGAACGTGCGGAAGGCCTACAAGAACCTCGCCGCGTCCGAGTGGGACAAGGGATTCGTTTTCGCCTCCGTGGAGCAGTCCTTCGCGCTGCACCTCGCCGACGACGCAACGGTCTACGTGTGCACCTCGCACCACCTCGCCGGGAGCATATGGGCGTGGATGGAGACGTGGGCCTCGCACGTCTCGGCTTGCGTGTGGCAGAAGAAGAACCCCATGCCGAGCCTCATGAAGCGGCACTGGACGTGGGACAACGAACTGATCTGCTACGCCACTCGCGGCAGGCACACCTTCAACTCCCCCGCCGAGGGCCACGCCCTGTCCACCTGGACGATCGGCAGGAAGCAGGCCGAGACGGACCACCCGACCGAGAAGCCCGTGGCCGTGCCGGAACACGCGATATTGCACTCGTCGAAGCGCGGGGCCGTCGTCCTCGACCTGTTCGGCGGCAGCGGCTCGACCCTCGTCGCCTGCGAGAAGCACGGGCGCCGCGCAAGGGTTGCGGAGAAGGACCCTGTGTTCGTCGACGTCATCGCCACGCGCTGGCAGAACTTTTCGGGCGGCGTTGCCACGTTGGAAGAGACGGGCGAGACCTTCGTCGAGGTGATGGCGCGGCGCAATCCGAACGCGCGACTGACGGCCAAGGCTGGAAAGGGCAAGGCATGACGGACGAACTCGAAGCGCGCAAGCAGGCGCAACAGGCGGATGTCGTCCGCCAGGCGACCGAGGACATGAAGCGGCGCATCCGCGAATTCACGGAAGCCACGGCGGCCCACGAGGCCGTGGACGAGGAACTGATCCACGCCGTCGCGTCACTGGAGCGTTGAACATGTCGGAAGTCGTCCACCTTCGCCCGCGCCTCTACGACGCCAGGACGTTCTCCGCCGCGACGGAGTTCGGCCCGTTCCACGCCAGCGGGACGCTGTGCGGCTCCATCGACTTCGTGGGGGCGTTCAAGGGCTGCTACACCCTGACGCCCGACGAGGCCCTTGCCGTGATCGTCATGCTGCAACAGGCCCGCGCCGATGTGCTGGAGAACTCGAACCCGAACGGCGACCCGCGCCTGTTCGACAGGTGAGGCTTGGGCAACTGGAAACCCATTCACCAGCGGCGCCTTGCAGTCGTCCGCCCGAAGCGTCACAAGGAAGCCAAGCTTGCTCGGGCGGTCCGCAAGCGCAAGGCCCGAAAGGCGAGGAACGATGACGAGCCGGAGCAACTACGCGGGGATTGAGGCCACCATCACGATGCCGTGGTGGCTCCCGCACTACATGAAGGCTCTGCGCCTGTGGGCTTCCTGCGGCCTTCCGGTGGACGTGGAGGCCGTCGCCGACTTCATAGTGCGGCATACCGAAATAAAGATCGAATCGACCCGTTGATTCTTGCGGCAACAGTTATTAAACTCCCTACATCGGCCTTCCAAGGGGCCGCGAACAGGGAGTTACAGCCATGCAGAACATCTACCTCGCCGACGACGGCGGCCTCGAATTCGCCAACCCGCTTCCCCGCCGCTTCTCCACCGCCGAGGGGAGGATCTCCGACGACGGCGTGGACATGTTCGGCAAGCTGATCGCCCAGGGCCTCGCCAAGATGGCGGCGACTGGCCGCATCACCGACGACGTCTCCCTGAAGGACGCCGTGGCGCACCTCACCGCCGCAGCGGTGGAGCACTTCCTGTCCGCCAAGTAGGATTCTTCCCACAACGACTCACACGCCGTCCGCGCCGAAAGGTCCGGGCGGCTTTTTCTTGCCGTCTTGGCAACCTATTTGATACAAGTTCAAAAGAAATATCGATCAAGGTTCCCAAGAATGGATAGGAGGCGGAAAGAATCGCGATAGGACGCCGATACAACCGCCCATATAATTGATATCGCTGCACATGGTTCATGCGGACGCATTGCGGATTTAATGCGGACGCATTGCCGACGCATGAGGCCTGTTTTCCGCGTCGGATTGTGGCGAAAGTGTGATAAAAGGTGGATAGGAGGCCGATAGAGCCTCGATAGGGCGTCGATACGACCGCGCAAGTGTTTGATATGACTCGCATGGGCGTATGCGGACGCATTGCTCTTAAGAGTCACAGTAGTATTCTGTTTCTTTCTGACGAAAGAAACAGGCGCGCCGAGCGGCGGCGCCGGGTCGGCTTGCATCGTTTTCTGCGCCGTGGCAGAACCGTGGTGTGGTCGAGTTAGGTTCGATTGATGAATGATGCTTCATCGTCGGCAGTCTCCCGCTTCCCCATCATCGGCGGAAAAGTTGCGCCAGCCTCTTCGGCGAGGCTAGGATCGCCACGTCGATTCATGGACGAGGCGGATGGCTGACGAGGACGAATACCTGGCGGAAGACCCGGCGAAGCGGGCGCGCAAGCGTTACCCCAAGCCCGCGGTCGCGCCCGTGAAGGGCAAGCACCCTCCGGGCATGGGCAGGGGCAGGGCGTTCGCGCCGTCCGACGATCAGCGGCGCCAGGTGGAACTCATGGTGTCGCTCGGCTCCGTCTCGCAGGAAGAGGTCGCCGAAATCATCGGGGTGTCGCTCCCGACGTTCAAGAAGCACTTCGCCAAGGAGATCCGGCTCGGCAAGGCCAAGTGCGACACGGCGGTGGGCGCGAACATCATCCGCATCGCCTCCGACAAGAAAAACGGCAAGGGAACGGTCCAGGCCGCGATCTTCTACGCCAAGACCCGCATGGGCTGGAAGGAGACGACGCGCAACGAGCACACGGGCGCGGACGGCGCGCCGCTGCCCCTGCACCAGACGGCGGTTGTGATCCTGCCCTCGAACGGGCGCGACGACGAATCGAACGGGGAGGAGGACGAATGAAAGAGGCCGCTTCACTCGCCATCATCCTGCTGGCCCTCGCGTGGTGCGGAATAGGCCTGTGGGTGGACTTCCACACGCGCCCCCAGCGCCGCGAGGACGACGCGGAGGACTGACATGGCCCCCGTTCCAATCGTGCAGCCCCTGACGCCCCAGGCGGGGCAACAGACGCTGTTCCTGGAGAGCCGCGCCGATATCGTCATCTACGGCGGTGCCGCCGGGGGCGGGAAGTCCTACGGCCTGTTGCTGGAGTGCCTCCGGCGGATCTCCAAGCCCTACTTCAACGCGGTGATCTTCCGCCGCACCTTGCAGGACGCGCGGAAGCCGGGGTCCATCGTCGACGTCTCGCGCTCGCTCTACCCGCAGACCGGCGGTGCTTTCGTGCAGACGCCGCAGATGGAGTGGAAGTGGGGCGACCCCGACAGGGGCGGAGCCAAGATCCAGTTCGGCCACGTCGAGCACGACAACGCCCTGGACGACTGGCAGGGCTCACAGATCGTTCTCCTGTGCTTCGACGAATTGACTCACTTTTCCCGCTACGCGTTCTTCTACCTTCTGGCCCGCAACAGGACGGCGGCTTGCCCCGTCAAGCCCTACGTGCGCGCCACGTGCAACCCCGACGCGGACAGCTGGGTGGCCGAGTTCATCGCGTGGTGGATCGACGATGACGGCTACGCCATCCCCGAGCGCGGCGGCAGGATCCGCTACTTCGTGCGCGTGAATGGCGAACAGATCGTGTGGGCCGACACCAAGCGCGAACTCATCGAAAGGTTCCCCGAATACACCAAGGACATGATCCTCTCGGTGACGTTCATCCCGTCGAAGCTGTCCGACAATCCGGCCCTGTTGAAGAACAACCCGCAATACAAGGCCAACCTCCTGTCGATGGACGCGGTGAACAGGGGCCGCATGTTGGACGGCAACTGGAAGATCCGCGCCGCCGCCGGACTCCTGTTCAAGCGCAGCTGGGTGAAGTTCATCGACGTGATCCCCGCCGACGTGGTGGAGTGGTGTCGCGGATGGGATCTCGCGGCCACGCCGAAGACCGAGAACAACGACCCCGACTGGACGTGGGGCGTCCTCATGGGCCGTCTCACCAACGGGCAGTATGTCGTGGTGGACGCCGTGGCCTGTCGCGACACGCCCGCAGGGGTGATGGCCGAGGTGAAGGCCACCGCCGAATACGACGGCCACGAGGTGATGATCTCCATCCCGCAGGATCCGGGACAGGCCGGCAAGGGACAGGTGGTGGAATATTCCCGCGAACTCGCGGGCTTCAACGTGCGCTTCCGCGTCATGTCGGGGCAGGGCGACAAGGTGACGCGCTTCCAGGGCTTCTCCGCCCAGGCGGAACACGGCAACGTGCTGGTGCTGCGCGGGCCGTGGAACGCGGCATGGATAGCCGCCCTTGAAGCTTTTCCCGAGGCAAAGCATGATGACGCCGTAGATGCGACGTCCGAATCCTTCCACAGGCTCTCGACGATGCGCCCGCGCAAGCTGATTCTCTCGACGGTGAAGTGACCCCTCATGGCCTCCAAAAATCAGGACGCGAAGAAGCCGGCCAAGCGCGGGAGAAAACCCGCCACGCCGCAGCGCGAGACCGTGCCGTATCCAGCGATCTTCCGCATCGGCGGCGGCGGGCGGGGCAACACCAAGAAGCCGTTCCCGAAGGCGACTCCGCGCAACCTCCGCAACTTCAGCCATCACCCGATGGCGCGGGCCGCGATCAACGCCATAAAGAACCCCATCGCGATGCTGGAATGGGAAATCTCCCCCATCGACGGCGTGGACGAGAACTCGGAACTGGCGCGCCAGATGGAGGTCGCGACGTGGTGTTTCAACCACCCGAACAACGACGACAGCTTCCGGCTGTTGCTCGAACAATGCGTTGAGGAATACTGCATTTCGGCGGCTTGCATCGAACTCCAGGCGTCGGGCGACGACATGCGCCCGCTGTGGATGTTCCCCGTCGAATCCACCTCCATCAAAATCTATCCCGGATGGGACGGGCGCCCCGATTCGCCGCGCTACGCGCAGTCCGTGCAGTCCTCGCCCTACGTCGGCTCGTCGGACGACGACGTGATCATGCGGAACGACGAACTCGTCTACATCCGCCCGAACCCGTCCGCCGCGACGTGCTACGGCAAGTCGTGGATGGAGATCGCCTTCGACAACATCGCCCGCCTCGTCGGCGCGATGGAATACGCGGGCAAGGTGACGAGCAACCAACGCCCCGAGGTGATGATCGACCTCGGCGACGTGGACGAACAGACGGTTTCCGCGATGCGGAAATACTGGATCGACATGATCGAGGGCACCGGCACCATCCCGATCCTCGGCTTCCCCGGCGGCGGCAAGGACGGCGGCGTGAAGGTGCAGCGGCTGTTCCCGGGCGGAGACGCGGCCCTCTATCTCAAGTGGATGACGATGCTGATCCGCGTCATCGCGGCCTCTTTCGGCATGTCGGCGATGAACCTCTCCGTCGAGGCGGACGTGAACCGCGCCACCGCCGAGGTCGCCTTTCAGCGCGACTGGGTGCAGACCATCGTTCCCACGGCGCAGCTGTTCGCGGAGCACTTCACGCGCGAGGTGCTGCACCGCAAGTTCGGGTTCTACTCGCTGCGGTTCCGCTTCAAGGGGCTGGAACTCATCGACGAGGTGGTGGCGAAGATCTTCACCGCGCTCTACGAGGGCAACGTCCTGACGTCGAACGAACAGAGGCAGCGCATGGGCCTCGCGCCGAGCGACAACCCCATCTGCGACCTCACCTACGCGGACATTCAGATCGCCATGCAAGCGGCCCGAGGGGCGGCTGTCGTGGACGACGAGAACCTCTCGGACGGCGGCGGAAAGAAGCCGTCCAAGGCGAAACCCAAGAAAGGCACACAAAATGGCGGACGAGACACAGACGACAAAAGCGGCGGCAAAGGCAAGCGCGGCAAATCCGGCGACGACGGCGGCGACGACGGCGACTCAGGCGCCTAAGCAGCCCGCGACGGCCCGGGGAGCCGTCCTCAACCTCCTGTCCTCGGGGGCCATCACCCAGGCGGAGAACGGCGCGCTCAACCACATCCACTCCGCGCTCAACGACGTGCGGACGGTGATCGACCTCGCCAAGGGCATGGCAACCTCCAAGGCCGTGGTGGACTACCTCACCCGCCTCGAAGCGGCCATCTGACGAACGGCGCGGGGGCAACATCCCCCCGCGTGATTTACGCCCGTGAAACTTCCAGTTAGGGTTTCCGCATGAAGAACAGGCATACCGATCCTCTCGACACCGTTCCCGAAGGCGACCTCGCCGATTCGGGCGCGCCTGTCGTCGGCGGCGAGGCCGTGGAGTCCGGGGAGTCCTCCCTCGAAGCCATGGCCATCGAACTGCCAGACGTGGCGAACCATCCCAACCGGATGCCGTTCGAGGGTGTGCTGTTCAAGGTCGGCACCCCGTCCGAGGGCGCGCCCGGAGGCTCCGGCGGCAAGCGCGTCCTGATCTCCAAGGCCGTCGCCGAAGCGGCCACCGCGTCCTTGCTCGGCATGGGCGTGAACGTCGCGGCGGGACTCGCCGACCACGACGCGCAACGCAAGGTCGGCGTGATCACGGAAGGCTTCGTGGACGGCGACGACTACCGCATTCGCGGCTTCATCTACGCCTCGGACTTCCCGAAGGTGGCCGAGGCCGTCAAGGGCTTGCAGGACTCGCTCGGCTTCTCGTTCGAGGCGCAGGACTGGAAGAGCAAAATGGTCGGCGGAGTCCGCCACCTCACCGAACTCACCTTCATGGGCGCGGCCATCCTCAAGGCCAAGGCAGCGGCCTACAAGAAAACCTCGCTCAAGGCATCCGAAGAAAAGGACGTATTCGACATGGACAAGGACGAACTCGCCAAGCTGGTGGCCGAACAGGTCGCCGCCGCCACCTCCGCCCTCCAGGCGCAGGCCACGACGCTTCAGGCCGAACTCGCCACCCTCAAGGCCGCGGCCGACGAAAAGCTTGAAGCCAACGACAAGATCGCCAAGCAGGTCGAACCCCACGCCATCGCGCTCGAAGCCGCCGCCGACGCCATGGAAGGCGACGGGGTCGGCACCCATGCCTCCCGCGGCCACGCCGTGCTGGCCCGCGGCCTCGCCAAGGACATGCGTTCGCAGAGCGCGGCGGGCATTTTCCCGCAGATCCACCGCGACCACGACTGGCCGCTGCGCGCCGCCGACGCGGACGTGAAGACCCTGACGGCCAAGGCCGTCGAGGACGCCACCAAGGAACTGTCGGACAAGCTCGCCGCCGCCGAGAAGGCCGAGAAGGACCACGCCGACAAGATCTCGGCCTACGAAACCAAGATCGGCGACCTGACGGCCCGCGTCCGCGAACACTCGCCGCAGCCCGAGCGCAAGACCCTCAACCCGGGCTTCATGGCGGCTCTCGACAAGTTCAAGTTCACCCGGGACGAGGCGAAGGCAGGACTGTCCGACGAGCGGATTTCGAACATCTTGAAGGAAGCTGGTGCAAACGATCCGGCTGCGCGTATCACTGCCAAGCGACAGATCGAGAAGGCCGTCGAAGCCATCCAGGCCGAGGCTGAAGCCTGATCGTTCGAAGAATTCTCTCCGTCGTCCTTGCGGCGGAGAGGGAAACCCAGGAAGCCCGTAGGGCGAGAAAGAGGACTTACACCAATGGCCACCGACGCCCGCGCATTCAACCCCAACGACCCGTCCGAGGTCTCCAAGCTGTTCGCCGGCAAGGCCGTCATCGGCGCCAACGGCAAGCTCACCGCCGCCGCCGACTACCTCGGCAACGGCGCCATCGAAATCAACAAGTACGAGGCCGAGATCCTCGACGTCGTCCGCCGCGACTCGCCGACCCTCGCCCGCCTGAGGGAGCAGCGCGCCTATAAGAAGGCGACGGGCCACCCGCACCGCTACTTCGAACAGATCGCCATCGCGACGGCCACCGCGACCGATCCGCGCAACATCACCACGACCCCGAGCGGCCCCGTCCGCGTCGAACGGGCCGCGATGATCAAGGCCACCACGTCGCAGTCCAACTTCTCCCACTTCGACGTCGAAGTGACGGCGCAGCAGGGCGACTTCTCCAAGGTGGAAGCGCAGGATATCACCGATATCGCCTCCGCCATCACGGTCAAGAACGCCGAAATGTTCTGGCTCGGCAGCGACACCTCCCTCGCCGCCCCGACCACGATCGAATGGGTCGGCGTCATCCAGCAGCTTGTCACGGGCAACACCTCGCCCGCGTCCGGCAACGTCGTCACCATCAACAAGCTCGGCGGCGCCTCCATCATCGACGGCGTGAAGACCGCCGTCGCCAAGATCCACGCCAACGTGCAGTTCAAGTCGAAGCCCTCGATCTTCTTCTGCGCGACCCTCCTGGCCGACCTCATCGATCAGGAAGCCAAGGCCGCGGCCTACCACTTCAACAAGACCACCTTCGTCGCGGGTGTCCAGGTTGACGGGCTCCAGACGGTCGCGGGCGTCCTGCCCATCGTCTCCGATCCGTTCATCCCGTCCTTCGGCTTCGGCGGCTACACCGTCGCGCAGTTCGAGGCTCTGGTTCCGGGCGTCGCCGTTCCGGTCGGGACGAACTTCGTCCACATCGGCGCCATCATGAGCGAGTCGCTGATCGAACTGCCCTACGTCAACCCGAACGGCGACGAGAATCCGCGCATCTTCCAGCTTGGCCTCGTCGCCGGGTTGCAGGGGCAGTTCGTGGGCATTTTCTACGGCTCGGCCGTCGTCAAGGGCGCGCCCTACGGCCACGCGCTGGTGGTCGTGTTCTCCGCCACCTGATCCCCTCCCGCGAGGGTGACGGAAAAGGACGGCGCCGTGGCCCTTGGCTGCGGCGCCGTTTCCGTTTTAAGGAACGTGTAGGCGGTTCTTCGAAACGGAGTGGGCGATGCGGATTTTCAGGCAATGCGACATGGGCCGTCCCATGTCGTCGGTGAGCATCGCGCCGGGGCGGGACAGGGCCGCAGACCCCGCCGACTGGTTCGGCGCGGACGGCAAGCCGAAGAACTTCCACATCGACTTCGAGTATGGCGTGGCCCACGTGCCGGACGCCGTCGGGCGGTATATGGTTGCCAACAACCTCGGAAGGAACTCAAGCATCATCCTTCCCGCGGGCTTCAAACTGAAGGGCTGAAAATGGGCTATCTCGACCCCGTTGAGGACATTGAGGCCTTCGGGTTGCCGGACGGCATCACCCAGTCCGAGATCAATCAGGCCTCGTCCATCGTCGATTCCTACCTCCGCCGCCCCGAGGGGCTGACCTACGAGGTGGACAAGGACGGCAACCCCGCGTGGATGACGAAGCTCGTTCCGTCGCGCACCCTGAAGGCGGCGGCGGGAATTTCCCCCGGCGTTAACGTCGTGGTGCCGCTCGGAAACGCCGTCCTCGGCACGGACATGATCGGCGAGGTGGTCGTCCTCGACAGGGGCGACCCCGAGACGTGCGAAACGGCGGTGGTGTGCTCGTCTCAGGACGCGCAGAACGGCGTCGCGGCCTACGTCGTCCTCTCGGGCGTCTCGGCGGAACACGCGGCCAACTGCACCCTCGACTTCGGCCTGTGCATCCTAGAGGAATCCAACATGCCGGATCGGCGCAGCGTCACCCAGGTGATGCGCCCGAACTTCGCCCGCCTCATGTCGCTGGCGGGCCGCTACGGCTACGGGCGGCGCAGCGATCAGCAATACGGCATGTTCAACGAAATGAACATGCTCTCGACGCTCTCGGCCTTCGGCTCCCCCGCGCTGTGGGAATACGTGAACGTCGCAAGCGCGTCGGTGAGCGTCACCACGGGCAGCGTGTGGGTTCCGGCCGGAATCATGCTGGCCTACTTCACGGAGGTGCGGGTGCGCTACCTCGCCGGATGGGCCTCGGGAACGCTGCCCGAGAACATAAAGATCGCCACGGCGATGGTGGCGACGGCGGTCCACAAACTCGGCGACACGTTCGTTGGCGGCGCGCTGGCCTCCGTCAAGGCCGGCGATCAGGAGTTCCGCCGCTCCACGGCGCGCTCGGGCGGCGGCGGCGCTGGGCCGCGCAGGGCGGGGGCGGATTCCCCCTACCTCGTCCCCGACGCGAAGAGCATCCTCGACCCCTATCGCGTGAGGACGTGGAAATGAGCATCGGCCCCTACGACAGGCGCATCGACGTCGTCCGCACCGTGTCGGGCAACGCGGTCGGGCGCGTGGAGGCCTATCGCGGGCAGTCCAAGACCACCGACGCCACGCTGTTCCGCGCCGTCCCCGCCTCGATCCAGGAATCGGGGCAGGGGTCCATGGGCAACCGCGAGAACCTCCCCACAGACGAGCGCAAGGGCGAGTGGAAGATCCTCATCCCGAAGGGGAGGATTCCCGCCGGAGGTCTCCAGCGCGGCGACAGGCTCACCGACGACCTTGGCCGCGTGTTCTCCGTCCTCAACGAATACCCGAACTTCCTCGGGTGGAAGCTGCGCTGCGAGAGGCTCACGGCATGAGAAAAGGCGTCCTGCGCGTCCTCAGCGACAGCACCCACACGCTGGCGAACAGGAAGGTCGGCCTAAAGCCGTGGGGCGACGGCGACTGGGGAGGCGAGTGACATGGCGGATATCTACGACGTCGAAATGGCCCTGGTGGACGCCGTGGCCCTGTTGCTCTACCCCGACGGCCCGTCGCAGCCGTCCGCCGTCGCCGCGCCCGCCAAGGTCTATCGCGGGTGGCCCATCGCGGCGGAACTCGACAAGGACTTGAAGCGCGGCGCGGTGAACGTCTCGGTGTTCAACGCCGAGGGGGTCGAGCGCGACATGACGATCTACGGGCGCGACGAAGAGGTGATGGTCGCGCCGACCTCGACGCTGGCGTGGACGGTGAGCGGCGACACCGCCACGCTGTCGGGCGTCCTGTCGTCGGGACAGGCGATAGGCTATTCGCTGCGCGGCGTGGTCTACGCCGTGATCGCGGACTCGGGCGACACCCTCGCCACCCTCGTGGGGAGGCTTGCGGCGCAGATCCAAGGCGCGGTGGCATCGGCCGACTCGTTCCTGTTGCAGCACCTCGCGGACGGGCGGCTGGCGGTGTCCACCATCGGCGTGACGGCGGAGGAAGTCGGGCGCACCGAGCGCGAGTTCATCGTGACGGTGTGGGCGCCGAGCGACCCGCTGCGCGTGGCCGTCGCCAAGGCCATCGGGACGCCCCTGCGCGCCGCGACGTTCCTGCGGCTGGCGGACGGCACGGCGGGAAAAATCCGCTACTCGCGCTCCATGAACGTGGACCTCGAACAGAAGGACGGCATCTATCGCCGCGACTTCCGCTATTGGGTCGAGTATCCCGACGTTGTGTTGCAAACGGTCCCTGGCGTGGGCATTGTCAACTTTCAGAATCAGACGCCCGGTTCATGAGGACGAAAATGGCTCTCATCGTTGTAAACCCCTTCGGCAACTACAGGCGCGGCCAACAGGTCGCCGCCGCCGACGAGGCCTCGGTCCTCGCCAGCCACAGGCGGTTCGTGGTTCCGGTCAAGGACAGGCCCGCGCCGACTCCCGCTCCCGTCACCCCCGCCGCTCCTGCGGCCACCAAGTAAGGAACTAGCGCGATGAACCTTTTCATGCAGGGGCTGTTGAACACCACCGCCCTGTCCGTCCCGGGCCTCTACATCGTCCTCATCCCGCAGCAGCTTCTGTTGAACGGCGTCCCGTCGAACATCGTCGGCGCGGTCGGCGTGGCCTCGTGGGGTCCGGTGAACTCGCCGATGCCGGTCGGCAACCCGGGCAACATCGGCCTCATGTTCGGCAAGCCCGCGCTGCGCCAATACGACCTGTCGACCCACCTCGTCGTCGCGCTCCAGCAGGGCGGCTCGGTGGCCTACGGCGTCCGCGTCTCCGACGGCACCGACACCGCCGCCACGGCGACCCTCGTCGCGGCCTCCATCGCCGCCTCCTTCGCCAACGCCGTCGCCAACGCGGTGAACAACGGCATTTCGCAGATCCGCTCGTCCTCGAACCTCGTCGTGGCGTCGGTCGATTCCGGCAGCCTCATCGTCGCCGCGAAATACACCGGTTCGCTCGGCAACGCGCTCGGCTTCGCCGTCGTCGCCGGAACCAAGCCGAACACGGTGCGCGTCGTCGTCACCCTCGGCTCCCAGCAGGAGGTGTTCGACAACATCGCCGGGAACGGCACCGACGCCGTTCCCGCCTCCGCCTCCCTCGCCTTCACGGGCGGCACGGACGGCGCCGCCTTCTCCGGCCTCACCCAGGCCCAGATCGAGGGCGTGTTGCTCGGCACGGACGGTTCGCCGCGCACCGGCCTCTACACCCTGCGCGGGAAGGGCTGCACCGCCTTCACCCTCGCCGACGTCACCGGCACCACCACCTGGGCCTCACAGGCCTCCTACGCCCTGTCAGAGGCCTCCTACGGCATCGTGGTCGGCCCCGCGGGACAGTCCATCACCGCCGCCGTCGCCGCGAAGAACACGGCGGGCATCGACACCCCGTGGCTGAAGGTCGTCCTCGGCGACTGGGCCTACTGGAACGACACCTACAACCAGGTACCGATGCGCCTCGTCTCGCCCGCCGCCCACTTCCTCGGGCAGTTCGGCATCCTCGCGCCGCAGGAATCCTCGCTCAACAAGCAGTTCGGCGCCGTCGTCGCCACGCAGACTAGCAACTCCGGCCTCGCCTACTCGAACGCCGACCTCACGATTCTCAACACCAACGGCCTCGACGCGATCATTTACCCCTGCCCCGGCGGGAACCACTTCGGCGGCGCGACTGGCCTCAACGCCTCGTCCAACGCGGCGGTGAACGGCGACAACTGGACGCGGATGACGTCGTTCATCTGTTCGACGCTCAACGGCGGGCTCGGCAAGTATGTCGGCACCCTGCAATCGTCGGGGCAGCGCAGGAAGGCCAAGGCCACCCTCGACGCGTTCTTCGCCGCGCTGGAGACGGCGGGCATGATCGGCACGGCGGACGGCTCGCTGCCCTTCGCCACCGAACTCGACGACGGCAACAACAACCCGGCCCTCACCGCGCTCGGCTACGAGAACGCCTACGCCCAGGTCACCTACCTGTCCGTCACGCGCTTCTTCATCCTGTCGCTTGAGGCGGGACAGACGGTCGCGGTGGTCGATCCCTCGCAGACTTTCAGCCTCGCGGCGTAACCACGGGCGGGCGGGAAACCGCCCGCCTTTGACAGGACAAGAGAAGGAACGGGAACATGGCTGGAATCGACACGGGGTATGGCGTCTTTACCCTCGGCAAGGACTACTCGATTGACCTCGTCGATTCGACGGGCGACGTGCTGCGCTTCGGCAACATCACCGACTTCGACGCGAAGGCCCTCACCGCCGACCTCGAATCGAACGGCATCGACGGCGATATCCGCTACGGCGTGGTCCCCAAGGGCTACGAACTGTCGTGGACGATGGATCGCGACAGCCCGTTCTTCGAGCGGTGGGTCGCCGCCAACGACGCGGCCTATTACGGCGGCGGCACCATCAAGAACGTGACGGTGAACGAGACCATCCGCGAATCGGACGGCTCGATCTCCGTCTACCAGTTCCGCGGCGTGGCCCTGAAGCCGAGCGACCTCGGCAACATCAAGGCGACGTCCTTGGTGACCTTCAAGGTGTCCGGCAAGGCCTCGCGCAGGGTCCGCCTCATCTGACCTTTCCAAAGGGCGCGGAGTGGGGCTATTCGGATTGGAGGGGGCGGTTCATCCCGCCCCTTTTTCGCAGGAGGGATTTGGACATGGCTGGCAAGGAAACCACGGTTGAACTGAAGGACGGGCGCACCCTGACGCTGGCGAAGATTCGCGGCGCCAAGCGCATGGCCCTCCTGCGCCTGTTGGGCGCGGACAACGTCCGCAACTTCGCCTATTCGGGCATCGCCACGATGGTGGTGGCCGTCAAGGCCATCGACGGAACCCCCCAGGCGTTCCCGCAGAACGTGACGCAGCTTGAGGCTCTCGTCGAACAGTTCGACGACGACAACGACACCATCGGCACCATTTCCGAGGCCTACGACGCGGCCTTTTCCTCGGTCGGCGAGGACGAGAAGGAAGCCACAAAAAACTAATCGAGGACTCCGAGTTCCGCATGTTGTGCTACTGCGCGGATCACGGGGTCCCATACGAGCGGGCCGAGGACATGGAGACGTGGGAACTCATGGCCCACATGATCGTCCTCGGCGAACAGAACTCCGGCATGGATTTCGACCTCGATAAGATGGACTGGGTGGAGAAGAAGGGGAGTTAGCGGTGTTCACCTTGGAAGGCATGGCGGCGCACCTCATGGCTATCGCGGTCCAGATGCCTCTTGCGAACAAAGAGGCTCTCGATCTGGCCTCCGCCATCGTCCTCGAAGAGGTGAAGACGCTGCCCGGGGTCCAGCAGGGCGGCGCCGGGCCGTTCAAGGCGTGGGAGGACTTGAAGGACGAGACCATCGCCCGCAAGGCCAACGGCAACACCCCGCTGCTGGAGACGGGCGAAATGCGCGACTCCTACGAACGCACCTTCGATTCCACCAAGGCCGAGGTCGGCTCGAACAACATGCTTGCGGTGTATCACGAACTCGGGACGTCGCGGAACCTTCCGGCGCGCTCCGTTCTCGGCATCGCCGCCGTCCACAAGGAAAAGGAGGTGGTGGCCGTCACAGGGCGGCACATCCACGGCGTCCTCTCAAGCAAGTATCAGCGCAACGGCTTCCACGGGTGGACGGGTTCCGGCACCCACATCCCGATCAGCAAGTGAGGCAGCATGTCCGTCTATGAAATCGGCATGGAGATCACGCTGGCGAACGGGGCCTCCAAAGGCCTCGCCGTCATCGCGGCCGACCTCCTCGGCATCAAACGCCTCCAGGGCGAGGTGGAGAAGGGCTTCGCCTCGTTCCACAAGGCCCTCATGATCGGCGGCGCGGCATCGATCGCGCTCGGCGTCGAGACGCTGAAGGTGATGGGCCACATCGAGGAGCACGGCGAGAAGCTGGCCCACGTGCAGAACCAGCTTGAGAACCAGCTTCCGAAGGCCTCGGCGGCGATGGACATGGCCATCGCCAAGACCGCCGCCTATTCCGAGGCCGGACGCAACATGAACTCGACGTTCGAGGGCAACATCGAGACGCTGAAAGACCTCTACAAGGTGTTTCAGGACATGCCGGAGTCTGCGCGCCTCCTGCCGGCGTTCAACAACCTTTCCAACGTCATGTCGTTCGTGAAGCCGGAAAAGGGCAAGAACGACAAGGTTCTCGACCGCAAGAACATCGCGGCTGCGGCCCGCGCCTTCGACCTCGTTACGGGCGGCGACGCCGAGCAGTCGGCGATGCTGGCGGACAAGTATCGCAAGACCGTTTCCGCGCTCGGCGACAACGCCTCCGGCATGAGGCTCCTGGCCGTGGTCAAGGGCGCGGGCGCGGCGGCGCAGGGTTGGGACGTCGACAAGAACGGCCAGAGCTTCGTCGCCAGCAACCTTATGGAGTGGGCCAACGGCGGCATGGGAACCAGCGCGGGCAACACGCTTGCGATGATGTACAAGAACATCTACGCCGGCCGCACGTCGAACATGGACATGGCGGCGGCTATGGAGCGCATGGGGATACAGAAGCACGAAAACCGCCTGATCGATCCCGACACGGGGAAGGCAAAGAGGGACTTCGTGACCGGGTCGGCGTTCGAGGCGGAGGTTTTCAGGCACGATCCGACCAAGTGGATGAACGACTTCCGCGACAAGCTTTCGCGCGACGGAATAGACGTCGTCGGCAAGAACGGAAAGGCGCACCACGTCGCCGTCAACATCCAGGACGCTGAGCAGATGGCGAAGGCCATCGCCGACGCGTGGGGCGCGCAGAAGTCGCAGTGGAAGGGCTTCGACGAAGGCCTGTTGCCGAACGGCAACCGCATGTTGAACCGCGGCGCGCAGAACATCGCCGGAGCCGGAGACGCCACCGACAGGCTGCGCGAGAAGGACGCCCAGGTGTGGCGCGACCGCGTTTCAAAGAAGTGGGAGGACTTGCAGGCCTCCGTCGGACTCACCCTCGTTGAGCCGATGATCGACAAGGTGCTGAAGCCACTCGCCGAGACGCTGCGCGACATGTCGCAATACGCGATCAAGAACCCGGAGAAGGTGGAGAAGATCGCCAAGACCATCGTCGGGATCGGCGCTGGCCTCGTCGCGCTCGGCGCCATCGCCGTCTCCAGCGCGCTCCTGGCCATGCTCGGGCCGGCGGGGTGGCTCGTCGCCGGCCTGACGACCATCGCGTCGGTCTCGAAGGGCATGGGCCTCGACAACAAGGAAACTGCGGCGGCCACCGCGGTCGGAGGGGTGGGACTCGTCGCGCTCTACAAGGGCTTCGGCGCGCTGTTCGGCAAGGACGCGCCCAACGTCGCGGCGACGTCCGCCAACACGCTGGCGACCGACGCCAACACCGCCGCGCTTCTCAAGGCGGGCGGAATCAACCCGCTCAAGGGCCTGCCCAACGCCGCGAACGACAATCTGCTGAAGAAGGCGCCGCTCGTCGCCCCGACGACGCTCGGGGTCCTTCCGACCATCGGCGCGGCGACGCCTCCAGTCCTTCTCGGACTCGGCGCGGGCGCTCTGGCGTCCGGCGCGCTCTACGGGATCATGAGCGGCCTTGTGAAGGTCGGCGCGGTGCAGCCGACCGGCGAGAAGGGGCTCGCCGGCTACCAGCACGCGCACCAGGCCGAAATGGACAGGCTGGCCGCGCAGCAGGAGAAGGACCGCGCCGTCGCCAAGGCCAAAGCCGCCGCCGCCATCGTCATCCCACAGGCGAAGAAGGACGGCGCGGACGCGGCCAAGGCGGCGTCCGACGGATGGTTCTCGAAGGGGTGGGGCGACGTCGGCGCGAGGGCCGCAGAGAGCCTCATGTCCGCGTTCAAGTCGGCTGTCGGCGCGGCGGCGTCCGGCATGAAGGTCGTCCTTCCGTCGCCGCCGCCCGCGAAACAGGCCGTGCTCCAGGGCAACGTCTACCTCGACAAGGGCGCCATCGTCGGCAAGGTCGCCTCGGCGATGGGCAACCACGTCGCGAACCCGACGAACCCGGGCCGCTCGGACGGGCAAGGCTACTTCTCTTCTCCAGCCTACGCGACGGGATAAGCCATGTCGGACTTCACCCTCATCCTCGGCAGCTTCGCCTTCCGCGACTTCGAGATCCCCGCCAAGATCGGGCCGTTCTCTGGCGAACAGAAGGTGTCGAAGAGCCAACTCATCGGCGGCTTGCGCGTGGCCGACGCGATGGGCTTCGACCGCTCCGACGTGTCGTGGGAGGGCCGCTTCAGGGGGGGCGAGGCGTTGGACCGCGCCCTCGCCATCGAGGCCATGGCGAAGGCCGGCGCCGCCGTTCCCCTCCTGTGGGGCGGGCTGTCGTTCTCCGTCATCGTCACCAAGTTCGAGCCGGAGTGGGAAAAAGCCTACGAGATCCCCTACAAAATCACCGTCATGGTCGTGGACGACGGCGGCTTGAACGACGTGGGTTCCGACTCGGTGGATTCGCTCGTCGGGCAGGACGTCTACGACCTCCAGCAACTGCCCATAACCACGGAGGCCGTCCTCAATGGCATCCAAGATCTTTCCGATGCCGTCGCGGCCGCAGGAAGCCTCGCCAACGCCGCCGTGTCCGTCATTGAAGACCTCTACGCTCAGAGCGTGTCTCTGGCGGCTCTTGTCGCGCAATGCCTGGCTTCGGCAGAGGCTCCGGCCTACGCCTTCGGCATCGCGCAGCCGTCCGACTCGCTGGCCCTCGCCGCCGCGATAAGCGGCCTTCCGTCCGGCATGGCGGAGGGCGTGAACCTCCTGTCCGCCGGGGCCGTCGTCACCCGCATCGGGGTGAACCTGTTGGAGAACACGATATGACGATCCAGACGGCCACCCCGACCCTCGTCGTCACCGTCTCCAACACGTCGCTCTTCCAGGTGGCGGCGGACCACCTCGGAGACGCGACGCAATGGGACAGGATCGCCAAGGCGAACCCGTCCGTGGTGAACGGCATGACGGCCTCCGGCTTCGTCGACCCATGGATCGCGGGAACGGTAACACTCATCATCCCGCAGAAGAGGTCTGTGTCCAATGGCGGCGCCTTCAAGTAACACCTCGCGCATCATCACGGCGTGGCTGGAAGTCATCGGCGAGAAGATCCCGTGCGGCTCGGCCTCCTGCACCCTGTCGAAACTCGCCTCAAGCGACTCGCTCTCCGCCGAGTGCCCGCTGCACTGGGGCGAGAAGGTGAACGCCGATTGGTGGAACGCCCTGACGTCGAAGAACAAGGCGACCCTCGTCCTGTCGGACGGGCGGAACACGCGGCGGATGCTGTCGGTGCCGATCGACAGCATCGAACTCAAGTTCCTCGCGCAGACGGCCTCAATTTCGGCGCGCAACAACGACAAAAAGGCCATCGAGAGCCGTTCCGACACGCAGTATCCGAACCACACCTCGCGCCAGGTGGTGTCGGAAATCGCCGCGAAACACGGCTGGCAAGTCCAGTTCGACGCGGGCGCCGACACGTCCTCCGTGGCGGGAAAAATCCACCACATCGATCAGGTGGTGCAGCCCAACGGCAAGTCCGACTGGCACCTCGTCCAACGCCTCGCCGAGGAAGAGGGCGTGGACGCGTGGCTGTCGGGCGACACGCTCTATTTCAAGAACGCCGACGACGACAAGGATCCGCTTTACGTGGTGCGCTATCAGGCGCCGACGCCGCTTTCGATGGCGCGTGGCGACTTCATGGACCTCACCGTGAAGAAGGAACTCGGCGCCGGAAAGACGGTGACGGCCAAGGTCCATTCGTGGCACTCGAAGCAGAAGAAGCAGGTCGATTCCTCGTCCACGGTGTCGGGCGACGGCAACGAGGCGGTGCACGAGGAGCACGTGCCGAACCTCACGCAGCAACAGGCGGACAAGCGGGCGAAGAAGAACGCCAAGAAACTCGCCCGCCACGAGAACGGGATCAGCCTGTCCATGGTGGGCGACCTGACGATCTCGCCGCAGATGCGGCTTAAGCTCGTCGGCGCCGGAACGGTGGACAGCACCTATTACATCGACTCCGTAGCGTTCTCGGTCGGCGACGGCCTCCGCATGTCCATCGAGGCGAAGAACCAGAAGCCCGGGAGGAAGCAGACGTGATGCAAGGCCTCGAAACCTTTTGGAACTACGTGCGCGCCCAGGTGGAACTCGTCGTGAGCGAAATGACGCCGCGCCCGACGCTCGGCATCGTCACGTCGTGGGATAAAACCACCCACTCGGCGAAGTTCAACCTCATGCCGAAGAGCGTCCCGACTGGGTGGGTCCACGTCGGCGCGCCGTCAGCCGGCAAGGGGTGCGGGCTGTCCATGGCGCCGCGCATCGGCGATCAGGCGATGCTCGTCGGGCAGGAAGGCGACCCCGAATCGTGGCACGTCACGCACTGGGTCCACTCCGACGAGGACACGCCGATGGGCCTCGAAGCGGGAGAGGGCGCGATGAGGGGCGCCGGCGGAGCGCAGATCTTCATGGACAAGGACGGGAAAATCACCGTCTCCAACTCTGCCGCTGGCTCCGTGACGATAGACGGCTCGAACATCGTCGTGGCGCACACGTCCGGCGCCGGCGCGTCGTTCACGGCGGGCGGCGTGGTGACCACGGACGAGACGGGGTTTCAGACGCACCATGGGGGCGGAACGGTGCGGATCGGCGGGGCGGGTGCTAGCATCGCGGTGAGGCTGTCGGACGACACGGACTCGACGCAACTTTTCACCAGCGGATGACGCGATGCCCGACCTTTCCCACGAATTCGGACAGGACTTGCAACTGTCCGCGACCAACGACTTGCTCACCAACGACGGCGTGGACCTCGGGCGCCAAAGAATCATCCGGCGGCTTCTCACGGCGGTGAAGGGCTACCTGTGGCACCTCACCTACGGCGCGGGGGTTCCGCAGATGGTCGGCAAGCCCTACGCCGTCTCTGTGGTGGCCTCGTTCATCCGGGCGCAGATCAAGCAGGAGGCTTCCGTCGCGGCCTCGCCTCCCCCGAAAATTACGGTTACGCAGATACTCAACGGGGTGTCCTGCACCATCCTCTATTACGATTCAGGCACGGGCAAGCAGAAGACCCTCTCGTTCGACGCGACGCAGTAAGGAACCACGATGGCGAACCTCACCCCGAAGACCTTCGACACCATCGTGTCCGATCAGACGGCGGCGGCTCAGGACTCCGCCAACGTCGTCCTCGACTTCTCGGTCGGCTCCGTGCTGCGCGCCTTCGCCGAGGCCGTCGCCGGAGTCGCCCTGTGGCTCTACGCCCAGATATGGGCCTTGCTGGCGACGACGCGGGCCGCGACGTCTAAGGCCGGGGATCTCGATTCATGGATGGCCGACTTCGGCCTCACCCGCATCGCCGGATTCGCCTCGACTGGGCAACTGACGTTCACCCGCTTCGCCGTGAACTCGTCGCAGCCGCTCGTCCCTGTCGGCTCAATCGTGCAGACCGCGCAGGGCGTCCAGTTCGCCGTCACCGCCGACCCGTCCAACGCGAACTGGACGGGGGCGGGATACGCCTTCGTTCCGGGAGTCGGAACCCTCGTCGTTCCCGCCGCCGCGCTCGTTCCGGCGGCGTCCTCCAACGTCGTCGCCGGAACCGTGACGAGCCTCTACCAGTCCGTCCCCGGGGCGGATCAGGTGACGAACGCGGCGGCGTTCACGGGAGGTGCCGACGCCGAGTCGGACGCCGACTTCAGGACGCGGTTCCAGCAATACATCATCGGCCTGTCGCGGGGCGACCTGTTCGGCCTCCAATACGCGCTCGACTCGGCCACCAACCTCAACGGCCTCCAGTATTTCGTGGTCGAAAACTACTCCGTGGACGGGGTGTGGTGCCCGGGGTTCTTCTACGTCGTCGCCGACGACGCAACGGGTTCGCCGAGCCAATCCTACCTCGACAACGTGATGGCCGCGGTGCAGACGGTGCGCCCGCTCACGGTGCGATGCGCCGTCATCGGCCCGACGACGCGGCTTCTCAACGTCGCCATGATCGTCACCAACGCCACGGGCTTCGTCCACTCCACCGTGTGCGCCAACGTCGCCGCCGCCGTGGCGAAATACGTGAACGGCCTCGGCCTCGGCGCGGGCTGCGCGTGGGGCGACGTCTACACGGCGGCGCGGGCCGTCCCTGGCGTCACTGGCGTGATGGACCTGACGGTCAACGGCGTGAACGGCGAGGCGGCGAACGTCGCGGCGGTCCCCTCGCAGACGCTCAAGACCACGACCTCCATGGTGGCGGTGTCCTGATGGGCTACATGACGTTCCATGAGAGGCTGTGGAGCCTCATGCCGAAGGGGTGGTTTCCCATCCCCGCCGACGCGCCGAACCTCCGCGCCTTCCTCGCGGGGCCGGAAGCGGCCATCGGCGGCGTGGTGGACGCGCTGACCGACGCGAAGACGCAATCGCGCATCCGCACCGCAACTGGCTTCTGGCTCGACCTCGTGGCCCTCGACTTCTTCGGGCGCCGCGTCCAGCGGGCGCAGGGGCAGTCCGACGCCGGATTCCGCGCCGTCATTCTGGCGAACCTGATCCAGGAGCGCGTGACGAAGCGCGGCATGGCCTCCGTCATCGAGAACATCACGGGAATTTCCCCCACGATCTTCGAACTGTGGGACGCGCAGTTCTCCGGCGGGCTCGACGCGGGGTTCTACTGCGACTTCTCGATCGCGGGCGACGTGGCGTTGAACCACCAGTGCCTGATTTCGGCCAACCGCCCGCAGACGGGCTTGCCAGGGTTCGGCGGGCTGATCGCGGACGGCGACTTCTCCGGATCCGTCGCGCTCGGCTCCATCGAAGGCGACGCCACGGTGTATCTCGTCGATCAGGTTCCGGCCGTCGATTCACTGATATTCGGGGTGGACACGGCCAACGCCACGGAGCCGCAGTCGGAGCAGACGGTGGCGGTGGATTCGTTCGTGAACGGCCTCGACATCGCGGACGGCAACACCGCGCCGACGACGCTGCAAGCCGTGGAGGGTTTCGCCTTCGGCCTCATCCCCGACGAGCCTAGCGTGGACGTGTCCGACGATGCTATCTACGACGCTATCAACATGACGCGCCCGACAGGAACCGTCGCGTGGGTTCTGCTAACTTAAGAAACGGGGAACCGATTCATGGATCGTCAATTTTGGTATCCCGGGCAGCAGATGCCCGTGAGTTCCCTCCTGAAACAGGCCAAGGCCAACCTCTTCGGACTCGGGTTCCTCGCGAAGGCGTTGCTCGGCAACCAGGGGCAGTCCTTCACCACCCAGGCCACGGGGCTTCTCTGCGCGCCGACGAGTCCGCCCACCATGTCCGTGACGGTCGGCGAGGGCGCGATCTTCGCCGAATCGGTGGCGGACGCGAACCCCTACGGCGCGCTCGGAACGGATTCGACCGTCGTCGTCAAGCAGGGCTTGAACCTCGCCACGCAGACGTTCGCCCTCGCCGCGCCCGCCGCGGCCGGACAGAGCATCGTCTACCTCATCGAGGCGCAGTATTCCGAGGTCGACAGCGGCGCGGCCCTCCTGTCCTACGTGAACGCGGCGAACCCCACCGGCCCCGCGCTTCAGGGACAGGGCGGCAACGGGATCTCGCAGCCCACCGTCCGGCAGGGCGTGTGCGCCATGCAGGTCAAGGCCGGGACGCCCGCCGCGACGGGGAGCCAAGTCGCGCCCGCCGCCGACGTCGGCTATGTCCCGCTCTGGCTCGTCACCGTCGCCAACGGACAGACCACCATCACGTCGGCGAACATCGCCATGGCCTCGACGGCGCCGTTCATCGAGCCGATCACGGCGACGAGCTTCCAGATCGCCACCGGCATCACCAAGACCATCGGCGGCGCCGGAGCCGACTTCGCCGACCTCAACGCGGCGTTCACCTGGCTCTCGGCCTACACCATCACCAACAGCGGCTACGTGACGTTCCAGCTGGCGGCGGGGCAATTCGTCTACAACACCAACACCAACATCAACCACACGAACTCGGACCGCATCCTCGTCAATGGCGCCCCCATGTCCGGCGCGGCGGTGCAGCACACCGATATCACCGTGACGGGCTATTCCGCCTTGCAGAGGTCCAACGACGCCGCCTCGAATTTGGCGATGTTCAGGAGCCGCTTCGCCACCGAGCTTCGCTTCTCCGGCGCTGGCGCGGCGGTGTGGATCCGAGGCGTCAGCCTCAGGAACATCCTGTTCACCTCGGACGGATCGACACAGAACCACCTCATCATTTCTGACGGCGGTCCCGGCGGCTCGAAGATCACGACAATCGACGGCTGCGCTGTCCATGGCGCGCAGTTCATCGGCATAGTCGCCCAGTCCGGCGGGCAGATCTACTTCGCCAACAACCCGACCTTCTCCTGCGCGAACGGCTGGCAGGGCTTCGTCGCGTCGGGCAACTCGCACATGTCGTTCGGCACGACGGTCGGCGCCTACGGCAACGGCGTGGACGGCTTCATCGTCGATGACGGCGGCACCATGTCGTCGTATCAGCCGACGTTCGGCGGGACTCCGCTCGTCGTCTACGCCTCCGGCAACAACACCAACGGATTCGCCGCTCTGGCCCTCGGCGGCATCGATTGCCACTACGCCTCGGCGGTCAACAACGGCGGCTGCGGCTTCTCGGCCTACTTCTCGGCCTGCGTCTCGGTGGACTACTCCACCGCGTCGGGAAACGCCTTCGCCGGGTTCAACGTGTGGAACTGCGGGTCGATGAGCGCGCTCAACACCCTCGGATCCGGCAACGGGATCAACGGCTACGCCGCCTTCGGCGCGTCGAACATCTACGCGACGGGCGGCGGCTGCACCGGCGCCGCCGCCCAGGCGGCCCCGGCGTTCAACACGCTCTCTTCGAGCGGCTCCTACATCCAATACTGAGGATCGAACCATGAACTTGCTCTATTGCAACTCGGCCGGACTCGTCCTGGCGACGCATGAGGCGGGGCAGGGCGTCCCGGCCTCGGCCTACGGCGACGGCGTGTCCATCGTGCCTTGGGACGACCTCTCGACGCTCCTGCGCTTCGGGACGGCCCCTGCGGCGCGGGCGGACGGAAGGCCATTGCCGGACATGCGCCCGTTCATCCTCCCCGCCGCCCTTACGGAGGCGGAACTTTCGTCCTACGCCTCCTATCGGCAGTCCGTGGCGGCTCAGGGAGGCCTCACGGTGAACGTCGCGGCCTCCGGCGCGCCCGCGCAGAACGTCCGCGTGAACACCACGCAGGGCGACCTGACGAACTACACGGGCCTCTACCTTCTGGCGGCGGGCAACGCGGCCTACACGACGAACTGGGTGAACGCGGACGGGACGAGCCTCACGCTCACCGCCGCGCAGATCGCCACCGTCGCCACCTCGGCCTCTGGGCTCGTCCAGGCGTCGTTCGGAACCCTCGCGGCGGTGAACGCGGCCATCGCGGCGGGAACCGTCACCACCCTCGCCGAGATCGACGCGGCGGCTTGGCCGTCCAACGCGTAAGGAACCGCGATGCTCAACCTTCTCTATTGCAAGAGCGGCATCGTGCTGGCCGTCCTCGACGTGTCGCAGAAGGTTCCGGCGTCCACCTACGGCGCGGGGGTTTCCGTCATCCCGTGCCAGAACATGCCCGCGATGGCGCGCATCGGGGCCGCGCCGCCGCCGCGCGCAGACGGCAGGGCGGTTCCCGACACGCGCCCGCTCGTCGCCCCCGAAGCGGCCATGCCCGCCGACCTCATCGCCTACGCGGAATGGGTGGAGGGCAACGTGCAGACGGGCGGGTTCAACCTCAACCTCGCCCCCGCGGGACAGGCGGCGAGGAACGTGTGGGTGTCCACCACCGCCTCGTCGCTCACCAACTATCTCGGCCTCTACCTCCTGGCGGCGCAGAATCCGGCCTACTCGTCCACGTGGCTCAACAACGACGGCACCACCACCACCGTGAACGCGGCGCAGATCGTGCAGATCTCCAACGCGGCGGTCGCGCACGTGCAAGCCTCGTTCAACGCCCTCGCCGCCGTCATCGGCGGGGTCATGGGCGGTTCGATAGCCTCCGTCGCCGACGTGGATGGCGCGGCTTGGCCTTCGAACGCCTGAGTGCTAGAAAAGACTCTCGGTTCAAGAACCGTCTACACGCTCCTTCAGAAGGGAAGAGACCATGTCCACCATCACCCTCGCCGATATCTCGGCCAAGATCGCCAAGTTCGAGGCCAGCCTGGACGCCGTTGTGGCCCTCGGCACGGCCCACGCCGCGGCCGCTCTTTCCGGCGCCGAAGCCACCGCCGAATCGATCTTCTCGGAGGCCGCGCAGTCCGTCCTCTCCGACGTCTCCGCCAAGCTGGACTCGTTCCAGGCCGCTGCTGACGCCTTCATCGAGGCGCATTCCGTCGATGCGGCCCCCGCGGCTCCGTCCGCCCCCTCCGAACCCGCCCCCGCCGCCGAGCCTGTCGATCCCGCCGAGGCTCCGTCCACCCCCGCCGCAACCGAGGCTCCGGCCCTCGCGGTGACCATCCCCACGTCGTAATGACGAGGGCGGTTCACCTTGGCGCGG